GAAAGCGTGTATTCCCCTAAAGGGAATCGGGGGTTCGAATCCCCCTCTTTCCGCAGAAAACACTGAAAATTAGGCATTTCCCAAACATTGTATTTTATCCAACTAAGTAGAATCCTGCACATTCTTGCACATTCTTGCACATTTTTGCACAATTCTGCTTGCAAATAGCTTGCAAATGATAACAACGAAACTATACTTAGATACAAGAGCGGTCAAGGACGGAGAGCCTGCACCGCTCAAAGTTGCAATCACAAAGAAGCGACAGGCAGCTTATATTTCTCTTGGTGTAAAATTGAAAAAGGAACAATGGGATGTAAAGAAACAAAGAATAGTTGATGCACCAAACAAGCAGAGATTGGAAATATTTGTCAAGAACAAATTGGTAGAGATTGAAAATGCCATATTGGAACTGCAGATGAAGGGAGAGCTTACTAAACAGACTTCAACGCAGATAAAGAATAAGGTTGTGGCCTATCTAGACCCTGATATTAAGAAGAAAGACTTATTTATAAATAGGTATATAGAATATATGAATAGTCGTTCAGCACAAAGGACCAGGGAAATATATGCAACCACTTTGAAGAAGATGCGCGATTTCGATAGCAAGGTAGATACCTACGCTTTTGAAGATATTTCAAAGGATTGGCTGAAAAGGTTGGATGCCGAGTTGGTAAGACAAGGGTTAAAGAAGAACTCAAGGAACATACATTTCAGAAACATACGTGCTGTTTTCAACGATGCTATCGATAATGAGATAACCAGCCATTATCCGATGAGAACATTCGATATAAATCCGGAACAGACAGAAAAACGTTCTCTTTCTGTAGATGAACTACGCACCTTATTTAATTATAATGTTCAGCCATGGCAGCAGAAGTACTTGGACTATTTCAAGCTTACATTCTTCTTGATCGGGATAAATCCTGCCGATATTCTTAATTGTACAGATGAGAATGTAGTAGATGGAAGATTGCTGTATAGACGAAAGAAGACCGGAAGATTGTATAGTATAAGACTGGAACCGGAAGCCGTACAGATAATAAATAGGTATAGAGGAAAGACGAATTTAGTCAATTTCTCAGAGAACATGAGGAACTACAAGCAATTTGTGTGCAAGGCAAACAAGGGACTGAAGGCAATAGGGCCTGTCACTAGAGAAAAGAACGAGAAAAAGAAAGCTCACGATTTTCAGAAGGAATATCATACGAAGCATAATCCTTTGTTTACTCATATCTCTCTGTATTGGGCTAGACATACGTGGGCAACAATAGCCTTCTCCATAGGAATACCCGAAGAAATCATTGCCGAAGCATTGGGACATTCCCATGGAAACAGGACAACAGCTATCTATATTGACAAGAGTGTTGCCAATATAGACGCTGCAAATAGAAAAGTATTGGATTACGTTCTATATAAGGAGCAACCAAAGGACTAACCCTTGGAAGCTCCTTTCGAACCAATTAAATAATCAGACCATTGTCTCTCATGAAGTTCACCATTGCCCTGTTCTGTGGCAAAAGGGCAGGGATATCCATTCTGTTAGCCTTATACAAGTTGGTAGCAGAATTATACATATCCCAGGCAGTTACAAACTCCTTATCATGATAGGCCTCCAGCATATCCTCCGTAAAGAGTGTAATCTGTGACTGATTGAGAGGGTAGGTGATATTCTCACGAATAGACTTTCGTGATGTATCTGCTTTTACTCTTGTAGCAGTCATCAAGCCAATGAGCAAGAACATCTGTTCTGCAGTAATGCGTGTCTCCTTCATTTTTGCAATACGCTCACGATCAGTCTCGATGATATGCCGGGCATCGACAAGCCACGACTTCAAGGTATCAAGCATTGCCGCCACGCCCATACCGGAACCCTTCTTACCCTTTTCGGAATAGCTTGACATATACAGTTCTGGAGAGAGCATACACTGATTGTGGCAAATCATCACATTCGGGCCGAATCCAATCTGAATACCCTTCTGATGGAAGGCTACGGCTACATTAGTTGTAGTCTCATCATTATCAAAATCTGTGATACGAATATTGGCATAAACTCGACGAAGGATATGCGCTTCTACCGCATGCTGACCTTTGACCGCCTCCACTTGTGGAAGGCGGACCACTCCAGGCGACTGACGGTCTCTGTTCTGTGCGGCAAACATATCGTAAACCTCAACATTATAGCCGAGTTCAGTACACTCATCAATGACCTTATTGAAAAGGTCAAAGTGATAGATGCCACGGAGTGGATTTCCGTAAACATCATCCTCGCGGTGTGTGCGACTCAACTGTTCGAGTGTGATAGCCTGAGTCTTGGCTTTCTCGAAATCAAAGAACTTGTCTTCATTAACTGATGAAGGAACTGCTACCATATCTTCGGCAGCCTTACTCAAAATTGTTGCTGTTGTCATAATCTTTAATATTTTAATTGGTTATAAATTATTTCAAAGGAATGCCAGCTTCTGCAAGAAGCTTAATTCTCTCTTCTTTTGTTGCTTTTGTTAAGTTTGTCTGCTTGACAATACGTCCGGTAATATCCCTTGTTATAAGGAACACATAATCGGCGTGGTTGATCCAACTTCTTTGACACTTCTCACGATAATCATTAGCTTCCTCGTAAGTCTTAAATCCGCTCTTCTTATCATATTCGAAGTCATCACGGAATACATATAAACTGCTAATCTTCATTTTTAATCTCAATTATGTACATTAATTCTTTATCTGGAACATCCTTCTCTTGATAAGGAGAATCGTACTTATATACGACTGCATCATCAAGGTATTTTCTTACTCCCTCCATAAAGCTATCCTGTATTACAGAATTATCTGTTATATAAGCTGCCAGGAAGAAGCCATTTCGCTCCTGTGCATCACCAAGGCCAACTGCACCAAAATGACTTCTGAATGTAGTACCCTGCAGCTCATCAACGGAAAACGAAACCATAACGTTCTTCATCCAATCAAAAAATACTGCTACTTTAATTGCTTTCATATAAAAGACTTAACCGTGATGTCGAGGGCTTATTCTCTTAATGTTTGTTTGCTATATCAACTAATACTGCGATAAAGATAAATATTAACGTATCTATGACAAATATAGTTCCCATATCAGACCTCCTTGATTATACCATACTTATTTCTCCATCGAGAGCATATTGCTTGCTCTCTTTTAATACTCGACTTTCTTGAAAAGTATGTGTTGTCATGTCTACTTAAAATTAAAGTCCTTAATCTGTTTCTTCTCGCTATCTTTGGCATTCAAAATGTCCTTTACGATGAAATCTGCAAGAGGAGCTAATACCATATTCATTGCATCAATCAGTTCGCCATGTGCTCCAAGTTTAATTAAAACACCTGCATATTCACAAAGAAATTCATGTGATGAAATGAATCCCATTTCATAATGCTTTTTGATAATCTTAATTTCTTCCATCTTTATAAAATTTTAATTGGTTCAACATAAGCTGTGGTTAATCAAAATAACCACTCTTACTATATGCAAAAGTACAAAAAAAATGTGATATATACAAATATACCACACTTTATTTTAGTTAAAAATACTAAATTTAACTCGCTGAGTATCAAGAAGTTAAGAGTTTTTTATATATACAGCTTAATGTAATAATTTTTGTGGCGTCACCAATCTTGTCTATCAGATTGGTGACGGCTTCATCCACTTCGCACAAAGCATTATACACATCGTTTGGAACATTATCCATTTCCAAACCATTACTACACGTTTTCCAAGTCTGGTTTAGCTGCCTTGCAGCATCCACCATTAATTTAATGTCCGTCATATTTTAAGTTTTAAATGAATATCCTACTAACTGCCTGGCAGAGCCATCCCATCATATAGCAAGGCTCTTCGTCTTTCAAGTCAACACCTAGTGATTCGCAGATGTGAGTGACAACGTGGAACATTTCGTGTGTGACAGTATTCACAAACTCGTATTCCGATGTGGTCCTACTGACAGCAACCACGCTCTTTCTTCCGGCAAGGTTGGAGTAGGTTAGACCTGTATTGGGCATTCCACGCAAGCAATGCTCCCTTGCGCTTTCGACCGCCTTTTCTGTGCAGCCTATCTGCACAAGGGAGTTGCATACCTCATCGGTATCTTCTTCTTTCAAACCGTAGAACACAAGAATCCTCCAATCGTACTTCTCTAGATATATCTCTTGACTAATCATAAAATATCATCCCATGGAATACCGATGCCATTATGGTTGCAGTCGGCATAGAATCGGTTGAAGATGAAACCATCCTTCTGGTCGGAATCATCAACCATGTCTTTCACAAACAAAGCCATGTGAGCTTCGTCCTCGATGGAAGACTTATAGAAATCAGCCTTAACCATGTTTGCCACATAGACATGATCATAGCCTACATTATTTTCAAGCGTCACTCCCTGCTTGGTAAGGATGGATTCAACCTTATCCTTATCCATGTATTCAACCTCCTCATCCTTTTTGGTGACTGGGTTGTATTTTCTCATCTGCGCAACTGCCCACTCACAAGCCTTTTTGTTGAAGTGCCAGCCATTATATCTCAGATATGCTATCATTCCTTCTGGCTTCATATCGTAAGCATCCAAAGGTATTCTACATCTTCCCATAGCTCTTTCTTTTAAGGGTGGCAGGGAAAATCCCCACCACCGAATTAAACATTAGTAACGTCCACCGCCACGGCGACCATAGTAGCGTCGCTCTCCATAGCGGTCTTCGTCGCGCCAATCATCATCGTCCCACTTGTCACGATAGTCTGGCATCGGCATACGGTTTCCCATACGCTCGCGCTTCAAACTATCCAAGCACTTCATAACCTTACCACCTGCACGAATCATATCCTCGCAGTTGTCAACAAGCTCATCGAACTTGTTTTCCGTAATTTCTACCATATATCCCATAGCAATTACTTTTTAAAATTGTTACCACTGCTCAAAGCCTTAGACAGCATGGATTCAATATTGGAAAGCGTACCCTTCATGCCACTAACCTCTGATTTGAGGTTATTGATGTCCTGCTCCTGTTGCTTCTCCTTGGCAATCTGTGGGTTGATTCTAGTAAGCATTTCCTCGCAGGAGCTTATGACTCCATTGTGGTAATCTACACTTTCCACGACTCCCTTGGAATGCCGCAACATAGCATCAATCTCAGCGCACATAGCTTCCCTGTTGTCACTGACAACAACACCTTCATTGCCGAAGTTTACTATCTGTGCCGTTGAAGGCAACTTTTCAAAGTTTACTTGCTGGTCTTCTACTTGCACCTTAACATCTACCGTAGTTTCTAATGTCGGTGTTTGACCAGGCACGTAACTTGGGTATTTCTGTTGAGGATTGCTAACCGATATTACTTGACCGATTCTTAGTGTCGGCTTTTCTCCTCCCTTGTCTAAGATGTAGAAGAGAGAAGACTGTCTTAGTCCTTGAAACATTTTCTTTCTCTTTTAATGGAGCAGATGTTGCCACCTGCTCCGTAGTTAATACTCCGTTAGCCGCCTGTTGGCTGCTGAAACCCAAGCAATCGGATGGTACCGCTCTTCTTGTTGATGTAAGCCAAAGCTTCCGTAACGTTAGCCAGTCCTGCACCTGTTACTGCCGTTCCGTTGTGGTCAACCACGGGAGACTTTGTAGTTCCCGAAGTCGTGCTAGTGGTTCCGTTCACGGTGGTAGAGCCACTAGGAACTACGACCTTTACAGGAAGGTCAGCACTAGCGGTAGGCACACCTTGGTGTATCTTAAGCAAGACAACACTTTCACAAGGCAGGGCATTGTAACAGTTAGGATTGATACCGAAGTCCACACTTGCCTCTGTTACCTGTTGTGCATTCGTTCTAAGCTCATAGATGCCACCGATGTCAACTCGTCTGAGACCATTGCGCTGACCGAAATACATTGGGTTGAATGGATTGAATGGATACAAAGGGAACATAGTTACCTCCTTTCCTAACAACCACATCCTACAGTAGAACGAGAAGCCGCTACATCACCTGCATAAGCTCCCATGGCAGCAGCAGTATAAACGTCCTTGTTAAATACTCCGTACTGAGGGTACTGAACGCTGATGGTATTAGGCAACTTGCACTTGATGCCAGCTACCTCTGCCTGCAGCGCAGCCAAAGCAGCATTTACTGGGGTGATAACCTGCGCCTGATAAGCCTGCAAAGCCTGTGTCTGATGCTCATTGGAAATCTGAGCAAGCAGAGCACTATTCTTCTCTCTCAAAGCATCGAGCTTGTCCTGCATAGCCTGTGTCTGCATCTGATCCAACTTAGCCAAGACGGACTGATTGTTAGCATCAGCCTTGTCACGGAGCATCAAAGCATTGGCGTTTGCCGTATCATTGATGGCGTGAGTCTGCTGACAGATAGACAACTTGATGTTGCCGTCCATTGCAGTGATGGCGTTATTGGTCTTGCAGCAGCATTCTGCCAACTGGGTAGCGATAGCGTTGTTGCCCTGCATGATAGCTGTCAAAATCTGATTAGCATTCATGCCCATCTGATTGCCGAGGTTGCAAATCTGCTGACCTAAGCCATTGATTGCAGCCATGACTGCGTCACTTGATGTGTTGAGGGCTGTAGCCAAGCTCTGAACATCAAAGCCATTGCGCTGAACTGCCTGCATGATAACGGCAGTATTGGCATCATTGTTAAGCATTGGCATAACACCGCCCTGTCCGTTAGAGCCCATGCAGCGATTACCTCCGAAGAGTCCCATACCATTATTGCCCATAAGTATGAACAACAAAAGGATAGCAAAGATGTCTTCACCCCAACCATTTCCGTTTCCACGGTTGTTCAAGAGTGCAATAAGACCTGGGTCAACACCCTGTCTCTGCATGAGTGCAGGAAGCATAGCCAAGATTCCATTAGAGCCTGTGCCGCTTGTGCCGCTCTCTGGATTGAACACGTAAGTTTTACTTTCCATATCCCGAATTTTTAATTTAACCTTAATATTTTCTAACACTATTTGTAACGTTACAAATGCAAAGTTAGAAAATAGTATGCAAATAGGCTATAACTCTATCATAGTTTCTGTTAGTGGCTCTAAATCAGCAGTTTGGTGTGATAGTAGGTAGACTCATTTTTTATCCTCTTAGAACAGAAGAATTTACATTGCAAACAAAAAGGGCGACCGCTCATCACGAGTAGTCGCCCTAGTTATCCTAAATAAATCTCAAAACCTTAATTAAACAACTTTTCTAAGATTCTTTCTTTTTCTTCCTTGATATATATAATAAGTACATAACTATGAGTATAAAGCAGAACCAAAACATCTGCCCCGTTTTTAAGAATATCTTCTGCATACTTGACAGAGATTTCTCTTTTATAGAAGGAGCGTTAATCTTATAGAACTGAGAGGTACCAATCTTTGATAAGGAGTCACATCTTTCTCTGTAATATATAAAGCTATCTTTGTATGCTTTATATGTACTGATGGTATCGAGGAGCATTCTTCGTTCCTTTTCAAATAAATAGTGACTCTCGTAATGAAAACGATCTTCACCAATCTTATTCCCTTGAGCATCATATCGGGTTGCTGTGCTATCTTTTACATAGCTGCTATCTTTGGTAGCTTTTTCTGTTTCTCGCTTTTGGATATGTTGCCATTGCTCGAAGGCATAAGACAATCGGGTGTTGAAGAGGGAATCGAATTTCTTTTCACTCTGCTTGTCTGTGATGAAGGTTTGTGTAGTTACTGCTCTATGAGTGCTGCACCCTAAGACAGAAACAAGCGCAAGACCTACCACTAAGGTAGTGGTTGCCCATTTCCAAAATCTTATATCATGCCATTTCATCATTTATTCAATTTTAGATTACCATACGTAATGTAGCTAAGTCTGCGAAGCCATCCTTTAAGAAAACATCTCTGGTTACCGACTGCATTTCTCTTTAGATAAGCTTTTCTATCTTTCTTGAAGGCTTCGAATAGCCTTTCTCCGTTTGATTTATTAATGGAATGCAGGGTCTTATTACCGATAATACCATCTGCTGTGATACCTAATACAAGTTGTAGATGTTTTACAGCTTTATTAACTCCGCTATTATAAGCAAAGTCTACCAGCATGTTGGCTACACTCTGATCTTGAATTTTGTCTGCTTTGCAGGCATTCCAATAGTTCTCCTTAAAGACACGATGGAAGTCTTCCTCAGTAAGGAGTTTCACGTCTTCTTCGTTGAGAACACCATCGCCATTCTTGTCGTACCCGACTTTTCTCCAGGTAGCAAGGGTAATTCCGTACTTTGTCGGTCCCCCATTATCGTTTTTTCTGTTCGTGTATTTATCCGTTTCCCAGCTAAGAATAAACGGAACAAGTTTAGCTGAATCTGCCATAATCATTCCTCCTTTTCTGCGTAATTAAGATATTCTGATAGATAGGGAATCTTATCAATAAACCTAAATCGCATAAGATAATACAGGAAGCTGACTACGTACCAGGGTGGAGTTTCTTTTTTGAATATCAGCTTCAAGTTCTTAAGAATATTGCATCCATAAAACCACAGAACTAAATACGAGATAAAGGAAACGCATTGAACCGAGCCTTCCATCTGTCCTTTAAACCTCCCAATAGCATACACGGCTGCGCAAAGGACGAAAAACACGGTAGCGTGACCGATGCACACAACTGCTTTCTTCAACTCGAAGTTCTCTCCTTTTGCAATCATGCCACTAAGATAACCGAAAATAAAGTTGAGGGTGAAGACGATCATAAGCGAAGACAACTCGCCTTCAATCGGTTTAAGATAGGCGAGGAGTGCAAGAACTACGCCTACAACAATATCTTTAATTCTATCTGCCATACTATAACTATTTGATGATTAAACAATAATGCTGCAAATATACAATAAAATATTTAATCATCAAATAGCTATTGCGAAAAAGTGCAAAACTTTATGCACTCATATAAACGCATATATATATAATTTCCTCGAAATATTGTATATAATTGTATATAATTTTATCGAAATATTGTATTTTTAAAACCCACGAAATCGGGGGAATTAAAATCCTTTCCAATGTTTGCAAGATTGGAAAGGATTGAAAATAAAAAGAGAGGCAATCACTTACCTCTCTTGCTCTTAATGTAGTGTAGTATATCCCACTTCTTAAAATATCTCGTATGTCCTCTTTTCTTGCACTCGCCGTTGGGAATGTCACCCCTTGCAACCATACGATTGAGTGTAGCATCAGAAACGTGCAGTTTCTCCTTGACTTCCTCGGTGCTCATCATCGGGTTGAGAGCATACGGCAGATAGTTCTCACAAAGGTCTTCTATCTCATCGCTACTCATTCCGCAAGCAGTTACCTTCTCCCCTCTCTTCTCTTGCTCGTCTGCTCGAAAACAAGAATCCGATAACGATTTTAATAACACTCCCAAGGTGTGATAACCAAATAACTTTCCCATATCATTATAATCTAGAGATTAAACTTTGACAGCCCTTGCCTGAGAAATACTTATCGGCAAAACCATATACATAAAATATAATGGTCATTACAAGTATTACAACATTAGCTTCCACCATTTCGTTGGTTGTAAAAACATTCCAGTATACGATATGAATAGCATTTATCCCAAATAGGTAGATGATCATCGGAATACGCCATCTGTAGCAGAGCCAAAAGAATCTGCTCGCAATTATAAGCACAAGCGGATGGATGTAAACGGAAAAATAGATAAATGCTGCCGATACCCAATTCTCCTTAAACCATACGCACATTTCTTTTTCATGAGACGCAAATGTTACCATGCATGCAATATGAAAAAGCATGATAAACAGAGGCATCACTTCACAATAATACTTAAACCAAGTGAGTAGCTTTATGCTGTAGCCTCTACCTGCAAGGATAATGACGTTTATAATTTCGCTAACGTCCATGTCCTTAAACATTACTCTTGACAACTGTACAACACCGACTGATTGAACTAACCGATGTACTTCATCTTCTTCCTCTTTAGTCATAAATTCTCCTCCTTTTGTCTATAGTTAATTGTTCTACGTTCTTGATAAAATTAAAATCTGTGGCAAAATTACAATTTTTTGCTCAAATCAATTCATTTTGAGCAAAATTTTAAAGTTAAGCTTTGATAAAGTAACAATCTGTAAGCAAATTATTCGTATACCAGTGTTTGATGAGCCATCTTAGTTTGATAGAGAATGAACTTGGTTGTGTGATATTGCCAACTCAGATAGGTGACATCTTTTATTTTACATCCTTATATTCCGATTTTGCATCGAAACAAGGACGCCATTTCTTCCAAATCTTTTTATCTGTCTCATAATAATGAATCTAAAATAAAGTAATTAATAATACTACCGAGTAAGATTACTACGGAATACCTCACAACGTCTTCCCACTCAAATCGCGAGAGATGATAGTGCTTGTACTGGTATATCTCTCTACCTACCATTACTGGCAAGGCAAGCAGACCTATCAATATGCTGATAAGCAGCCAACAAGCAAGACCAATCCAGTCTCGCTTGTTTACTTTTAATATATTTCTCATCATACATTATTATTTGTTATACACTCAGGACTACATTTCCTTTATCCCCATTGTCTCACCGATGGCGAGAAGTTCTTTGGCTCTTGCCTTGCACTTCTCTCTGTATTCTTGGAACTCATTGAACTCATTCAGCTTCTCATTGGATTCCTCCTCACTTACACTTGAAGGATTTTGCATAAGCATAAGAGAGTTACTTACTATTGCTTCAACCTCGCTCTCTGAATACTTATGTCTGATAAGGGCTGAGACTATTGCCCCATAGTTCCACACAGCGATAGGAAGGGTAATGAAGTTATCACTACCCATGCCCACTGCTATCGTCATCTTTGGTCTTCCAAAATGATATTCTATGATTATCTCTTTAATATATGTATTCATCTCATAATCAATTTAATAATTTAATACTTAATTTCAAAAGCAACTACAGGTCTAATAGATGCAGTCAAAGGAAGGTTTGCCTTATTAATATCATTTTTTCCAGAAGCATAAGAACTTAAACCTGTATTTGCATTAAAGCTACAAATATGAGTCGAAATTGGTACCTCTGCTGAACTATATAGATATTCGTTCAGTTTAGTAAAAGCATTTTGTAGGAAAGCATTACTAAAAATAGCCCACTCTGCTCCATCGTAGCCCTTTAAAGCAAACCAGCATAATCTTGCTATTTCACCGTGACTTGGTAGATACCAGTTTCCAGCATTCAGTCCTTTCACAAGTGTCTCTTTGCTCTTTATAGTAGGCTCATAGGCATTACTATAAGATGCAGCAGGGAAGTAGTATTGGGCATACTTTTTCTGATTGTCATTTCTTGCAACAAAATCGTTAATACACTTTGTTATATTATCATACAGAGATTCCTCATTAGATGCTTCAGGCACAGGAAGATTAATACCTGAATCTGTTAGAACCATATCTCTTAAAGCAATAATATACAAAGATTGTACAAGTCCCTTAGATACTGTATCTCCTACAGAAAGTCCTATATTGCTCAAATATAAGCCAATGTTACTATACATAGTGGAAGTAACTGTTGTAAATCCTATACAACCTCCCCATTGTGTATCCTTATATTCTTTAAACCCATCGTTATCAGCATTACTTTCATCTCGAATATTTACGTCTGAGATTATAATTCCCCAGGAATCAACATTAGGAATTAGATTAATGTCATAAACATTTATATTCGGATTATCTTTAAGTTCTACAGAAGTGATGCTATTATTTGGTTCTTTATTACTCCCATACAATCCCCAAGCTGTATAAGGAACATTCAAGTTTTGTGTTGCAACAAACAATCCCTGATTTCTGTTCTTTGGGTTGATATAGAAACAATTAGCTACAGGAGTAAGATTAGCTTGCAACTCATCAGAGACAGAACCATCAGAGAAAAGAAAATCTCCCAAGGATAACTGATGAGGATAGAGAAAGACCTCTTTCTCTGCCGTTAATACAGTATTATCCAATAAAGTTACATCTACAGAGATTGTAGCTTTGTCATTGTTACTTACTGACCCTACTTTGTTTACCTTAACAATACCTGTATTTCGATCTATCTCCGCAAATTCATTTTCAGAGATATACCACTGCACATTGTCTATATTGTTACCAGTCACAGGAGTTGTAACTATACCATACTCATAGTTTCCAACCTTAGGTAAATTCTTCTTTCCTGTAATGGAAACAGCCTTAATAACGTTCTGTTTAAAGGAAATGTAAAGACTGTTATTTTCCAATGTTATATTACCAAAGGCTTGCTTCAAGGCACTGACTTGCGCTGCTGTCAAGCTGACGCTGCTGTCAATGGTTATCTTTCCACGTAAGGTTGCCTTCTTTTCTGCCAGGAACATCAACACATCAACGTTGTCTATATTCCAATCTATACCTGTCAAGGTTACATTATTCAGTTTTGCTCCTGCATCATAACAAGTCTTAACAATCTCATAGCTATCCAAGTTAGGACAATCCTCAATATGCAAGGTCTCAATGTTTGAGTAACCTGCCACTTGAAGATAACGAGCTTGCAAGTTTGTATATCCAACAAGGTTGAGTTCCTTGATAGAATTAGGAAGCACCAGTTTTGTGAGCATATCAGTAGGAGGTGTCGTTACTCCTATTATAGGTGTATTTGTGAAGTCAATCTCCTCCAAGAGGTCAGAAGATAAGATGATACTCTTTTTCAGATTCTTCACGTTCCTGACAATCACCTGTCTTAGCATACCCATGTTACTGAGGTCAAAACTCGTTCCTGTCTCCCTCGTGTTTGGCTTGGATGCGGTATAGTTCATGACGAACTTTGTGAGCCTTTTTAATAAGCCCATATTGAGGTCGAACTTAAAATCACCAAGACCTTCCAAGCCGTAGATGGTGTAATTTCCATTGCTACCCTTGGCATAGGTTGATAACTCTGTGATAAGGTCTGCATCATCAATATCGAAGGTTGCATCCTGTGGGTTAGAGAACTTGAACGGCATATAAGAATAAGTGCCTGGCTTGATATTACGGTGGTCATCAAAGTTGCCTACACCCCACTGCAAGGTACAATAGATAGCCTGGTAGTGCTTGATAGCAAAGCCCCTACCAACTTCATATAAACGCAAGCGAAGGTTATTGCTAACAGACGAGCCGCAATGATACTTACTATCAAGGTATCTCTGACGCTTGCCAAAGAAGTAGTCTATCACTTGCACTTTGTCACCATAAGCCTTCGTAAAGTTGTTGGTGTTGGCATAGCCGAAGGCATCTGCATTATACAGATTCTCGCACCAATACTTCCAAAAGTCCTTATACTTTGTGAGCATGTCTTGATAAGTAAGACCATTTCCTCTCATCTTGGCATACATCGCTTCCACCTCGTTAGGGAAACAATTTACAATATTATCCCACAAGGCAGACAGTCGGCCGTTGAATACAGGAGAGAAACCTTCTGGGCAATTAGGTTTGTATGAGTTCGTTGTCTCATCATAAACCTCGCCAGCAATCTGTGCTGTCTCACCTGTTACCTGATTGTAACAGTCATTCCACTCATGGTAGTATTTGAATGATAACACACCAGAGTTATTAAAAAGGGACTGGCTGTCTGTGTCCCTCAGAAATATATCAGCCTTAGCTTCTTTTACCGTCTTTACCATAATTATTCCTCATTCCAAGTTATTGAATCAAATGCCAAACTCATGTTTTTATCCATAGAATCCATACCGATAATCCACTGGCAGTAGTTGAAATAGAATATTGCACTATCAAGTCTCAGGTATGTACTTGCTTCCGCCGTAAACTTCGCACGTCTGTATGCAGGATTATCCTTCTTATAGGTAGTTCCATTATAGACTACTGGAGTTTCAAGTGTTGCATAATCACCATGCTCACGCTTGTATCTCTCGGCAAGGAGTACATTGGTGGAAACCACCCAGTTATGAAAACGCTTGATTACCGCAAGCTCCTGATTGGTAGCATCGATATTATCCGTAGTTTTCTTTGCTACACCCAGTTTATTTGATTTATTGACAGGTGACTTCTTTGGTACTCTCGCATAATAAAGTGGAATACCAGTCAGCACACTACTCTGTAATGAATCACCATCAATGCTATAGTCTCCAGCCTCCTGATTGAACATGTTTACATTCTCATCTATCTCCCATATCTGAGCCTTCATGTAATCCTTTGCAGGGAATCCAAGGAAAGACGCAGAATATTTGTTATTGATGAAATTGTAGATGCTGAGGAAGGTAGGTGCAGCAGTTCCACTTGTTGAGGTTCTTCGGAATCCTATCTCAGGGAATCCACTAAGTGACTTCCTGTATGTTACAGCCTTACCTAAATCTGCCTGTTCTTTCTGATAAGCAGTATAGAGAGAATCATTACCTTTAGCACAAGCAAGAAGTATCTGCTGGTACATATTCATGGCATGAATATTGAAGATACCTTCAGATGAAGCAAAGTTTACCTTGTGAACCATTTCCTTCTCACCAGTCTCCACACCGACAGTAATGGAGTAAAGTGTATGGTTCTCTGTTTCGCCAACCAATCCTACGGTAATATTTACAGACTCGCCATTGCCAGTTTCTAATATCTCAGCAAAGTTCTTGTATGGTAGAGGGTAACCATTTGATGAGGTACCATCGGCATTAAACATGTGCGCGCCTACGGTGAATGGAGCTTGCGCCCAACCATCTGTAGCCTTGTTCCAAAGTGGATTCTCAAAGGTCGTACCGTTGATAGGAACATCATCATTGTTCTTATTGTAAGGCAAGTTGTCGATATTCCATACGATGATAGGAGATTGAGGTAATGCCTTTTTCACCTTCTCATAGGATATAATTTCATCAGGGTTATGGATATTGCCACTGCTGTTGAGAATATCGTTGCGCTTGGCGAGGTTAATCTTTCCGTAGTGGTCAAAGATTCCGTTGCTATCATACACATCATTAACATCTGGTGTGTCGTAAGCAAAATTATCCAAGGCTTGATAAGGGTTGATGGATTTCTCATATCCTCTTATAGAATAGAGGATGACCTGTGCCATATCAGAACCTATGACTATATCCTTTGGTGTTCCCTGCTTCCAGTTTGCGTTAGAATAATCGAACATTCTTACACATACACCATTGATACACAGATAAGCCAAGTTCACGTCCTTCTCTGTTGCATCACCACCACCAAGATTATTGACCGTATGAGTAGTAGTTCCATCAATAGACAAAGAGAATTTCATTCTCTTGGTCTCAGGATAATAAGTCATTACACTATCAGTAGAACATTTTACCTCGATTCTATTTGCGTATATGCGGAAACCTGTTGTATCATCCATGCAATCTACGATAACTGCATTCTCATCAGAACAGATACCTGTCTCAAACTCAATCTCAATGGTTCTTCCCTTCTTACTTCCACTCACACCGAAATTCTCTGCGAAAGGTTGCCAGTCTTTCAGTGTAACAGATTTGCCAGCTCCGATGGTCATACCCTTACCATCCAGGAATCCATTATAGGCATTCAACTTGAAGTTGGCAGAACGCTCCAAATAGGAAGTTCTTACTCCTTCGTAATAACTCTCCAAGTTCTCAATACCCTTATCGGAGTTTGTCTTACCCTTCATGGAGTAATATACCTTGCATTCACTGACTGGCTGCAAGGTAACTCCTGCACCCTTGATGGTTACATCGTGGGTTACACTCACATCACCAATGGATATTACTACACTAATTTTTGGAGCATAGTCATTTAAATCCAATGGTACAGTAGCCTTCAAAGGGGTCTCTCCTGATGTATGATTATCATCTATGGTGCATAACTGGTCTGTCAGAACAAGCTCCTCCGTATTGTTATTATACAATACCTTAATTTCGATTGCAACCTGTGAGCCAATCTCATTGTCAGGAAGGTAGAAATAATAAGGTACTTGGATTGTTGAATACTGAGTAGCAGATACAGGAGCATCTTTTCCTATGGCAATAGCAGAGACATTACCCTTCTTGATATAGGAAGTTCTTATCTTTTCTGTTGTAATACCATACTCTGAATTGACTGCCCATACTTCAATTTCATGCTTGCCGGCGGCATAAGTACCTTTTGAGTCAATGATAAATTCGCCTGATGAGTTATTGATGGTTTTGGTCATGGTTTCACTACCATTGCCATTGCTTACCTTGCAATAGACTGTAGCATTCGCACCTTGGCAATTCACACGCAAAGACCACTTTCCATCCCTTACGGAAGTCTCTACATAACTGGCATCAAAAGAGAGGTTGATAGATACCGTTCTGATGCTGAGAGAGAAAGTTCTGCTTTGACCATGTGTATTAGACACAGTAATCTTTACAGTATTCGTTTCTGACACAAGATAGTTGGTCAGGTCAACATTGTAATTGTTGCCAGTTGCCGTGCCAGAAGCTTCAAGTGTCTGTTTCAATTCTGGAATATCAACACCATTTACTGATACTACAAGAGTTCCACTTGTATCATCCTTTTCGCTTGGTTCTCCGTAGTAGCTATTGTAATTGATGGTCACAACACACTCTGTCCCCTTTACGATAACATCATTAGGTCTCTTTGTGATAGAAGTTCTCAGAATATACTGGAGTTCAGCCTTCGCCGTAATAAAATCATACGACTGTTTGACGTTATTGGCATAAGTCTCCTTATCTTTATACCACTGACGATAGCTATCCTCATCTGAGAAGAACCTCCAATAGATGTGAGAGTTGTTTCCCTCAGGTACTACCTCTTGGTCAATGTAACCGAACTTCCCATCTTTTAAGGAAATCAAGTTATCCTTGATGAGCTTCTGTACCCATTTACCCAAGTAACCTCCCCAATCGGTCTTGAGGTCAGTTATTTCCTTGTCTATTTTTTCTGTTGCCATATCTTAATTAATTTTTCCAAGTTTCATCATTAATCCAAGGTTTCTCATTTACCCACCATCCGCTGCCGAAACAGCTTCTGATAGCTTGCCATATAAGAACACTTCCCTTATAAACTGCCGAAATCACATTATTTCCTAACCTGATAGCAGAGATGTCTTTAGTTCCTAACTTTATCATGGCTATTCCTCCGTAAGCATATAGTAAGTATCGGCTTCCTTTTTTTCCAAAGCTTCGTAAGCTGCTTCCGACATGCTCACGAACTTCGTGATAGTAGCAGGGATGTCATCTACTTTTTTCTTCAACGTAGAAATATCAGATGTAGCAGTAGTCAAAGCCGTTTTGTTGGCCTCTGCCGTTTTATTTGCCGCCTCTGCCTTGTTTAACGCATTGCTTGCATCAATAGCAGCATTGGTTGCTTTCTCCTTGATTTCAGTGATAGTGGATGAGAAATCGACGGATTGCTTTGCCCAGTTCGTGCCATCGTAATAGAGGAAGGCGATTTCATTCTCTGCTACAGAGAGATTGCCAAAATTAGGATATTCACCTACCTCGGTAGGCAGATAGAACACCTTGGTTTTTGGAGTGCCAGGATTGGTGGTTCTTGCAGCGATACCGCCATATACCGCACCCAGCAGCAGACTATCTACCGAACCCTTGACTTGTGCCAGTGCATCCTTAGTGGCATAAGTGGATAAATCTACCGAGATATTCACTTTGAAGGTCTCGCTGGTAGCAGTCCACGTGCCATCAGTCTTGCAACGATAGACGGTATAGTCAGTACCGCTGCCTACATAAGCCATCATACCCTTATCTGGGTTAGGATAAGCCGTTTTCAACTCAGTTACTGATGAATAAAAACCGCAGTTCATCTCCTTGCTCGCCTCACTCAGTTCCATGAGCTTCGTGACAATCAAGCCAAAGTTGGTATCGAGCACTTTTGCTACGTCGCCAAATTTACCCGTAGTTGGGGTTTTGTTTAATTGTTCCATATTGAATTATTATTAATTGTTAATGCTTTGCCCATCAGCAGAAGGGATATAGTTGCCAATCCTTGAAATGTTGTAAATCTTAAAGCCAAATTTTACGTTATCGCTGAGTTTGTGGTTATAGTCGTAAACGGTAAACTTAATTTCTTTTTTGTCTGAATCAACCGTGTAGTTTATAAATCCATTTACAACATTAGGCTCGATTACCATATCAGAAGGTTGGATATTATCATATTTGACAACGTGAACACCAGTACTTACATAAAGTATTCGGGCAAAAGAATCTGAATACCAAAAACCATATCCTCTTGAATAATTAAAGAACTCATAGACGTTTTTAGACGCGTCATACTTAGTTTGAACTAAAGCTATCAATTTCGGCTGAACAGACCGGCTATACATCAGGTCGGTATTCTGCAAGACTATCCATCTAATTTTATCTGCTACCTTGATACACTTTAAATTCATTGTCTGACCTTGAAACAATATAGGATATTTAATCTCGAATTGTATATCAGAATTAATGTTGTAACTGCTAAGATAACTCGCGTTTTTTACACCTAAGTAACCATAAGTACACAGTATATTAATCTCAGCTCCAAGATATTTTTCATCTTCAGGGAGCTCAATCAAAATATCTCTTTTCTCCTCTTTTAATTCGACTTGAACATTAAAACCACTTGCTTCCAAGTTTAACCTGAAGTACAATGCAATCCAATCCAATCCATACTCGCCATACTTCATCTTATTAGAGTCGTTGATGACGGTGTACGGTGTATAGATATTTCCGCTGACAGACACATCCTTAAAATAACCGCCGACAGAAGATAAACTTTCCACTACTGCTTTTTTAAGCTTAGCATTTCCTTCATTATCAATCTCAAAGTTGCCATTAGGCGACTTGATAGACTTCATAACTCCACCTTCTGCGTAGATAATACCTCTCAGTATGATGTCGGTAAGAATGGCTCTACCGCCATGTGTGACTACGAATTTAGCGAGATTATTGAGTTCCTCGGCAGTAGGCTCGTAATTTGGGTTATCCTTGTACTTTTGAATAGTGTAGATAGCCTGTTCGAGCGTTCCGCCACCCCAAAGGAAAGGAGAATCGTCATCGTTGTAGTAGCCGCTCATACCGCCAGTTTCCTTAATCATCTTCTTGTCTCGGTAATTGCCTACCTTAAACTGCTGAGACATAACCAAGCCGCCATCGATGGTTGTAGAACCTTGCGAAATGGCATCAGTCAGGAACTTTATATTCTGAAACTCAGCCATCGCCTTATCATTATCAGAATAGGACGGAGACCAAGCAGGGGCAATCGTGCCATACGAAAGCATGATTTCGCAGATAGTACAATTCGTACTAACCATATCAAATACAGCGTCTTTTGCATCAGAGCAAGTAATATGCAACTCATATCGCTCGAAAGATGAAGTCATGGTTACATCATACGTTTCGCCACCGACACTTACCTTTACGGTCGTGCCCTTGCCCTTGAAGGAAAGCACGTATGCCTTACCTGACAATAACGGTTGGGCAAGTTGCTGAGATAATTTGTGACCTATCCATACTGCTTTTCCGCTTGTAGAGTCGTCGGTATCAATCACACGGGCATTCTCCATCGTCCAATATTTCAGTTTCTCTGAAAACGTTTCCTTATCCTCAGAGATTTCAGTATCTTCGGATATATCAATACTTTCATAGTCGCCGCAGAATGACGTATTGCGCAAGAGATTACCGCTCTTGATATTCAAATCCTGCAAATCATCCTTCTTCGCAATATCGTTGACTGACGAGCCATCAGGCAAAGTAGAATCACTCTCGAAATTCACTGTACCTTTGAATGTTGCTTTTTTTTGCTTTGAATCGTAGGTGAAATAGCCTTCCTTGCCACCTATAAAGCTGTCGCCATAGATATTGCAATGAAATACCCCAGTTGCCGCATCATACCCCTCATCTTTAACCAGACAACCATCAAGGGAGAATGATGATATTCCCTGATACATCTTCTGACTTGGCGCATCATCTGATGTAGATGAGAGTATAATAGCTGACTGTCTGTTTGGGTCATCGCTACCTTGATAACCGAGCTGAACGATATTATCTCCAACTAAAGGCTCTGAGGTAGTTAGGGAATCCATACCTCCATTAGCTAAATTAGAAAGTACAATATAATCCTCACCAACAGAAGTGACAAGTCGCCAATAATATCTCGTTTTCTTGCTTCCTTCTGCCACTATATCAAACTGCTGACATCTCGCCTGGTCGAGCGGACGAAAATAATTAAACACCTTTTTGCTTCCTTCATCGCTATCTTTAGTTTCAAAATAGCATTTAAATGAGGATGGCTCTGTATTATCTCCGTCTGCTATTACATCTCCGTTAGAGTTAAGTCTTTCTACCTTTGAACATACCATTGCAGCAGGAGTTATCGCCAACTCGCCACCTATATGGCGAAGCTCACGGATTGTAATATCTCGGAATTGAGCAGCACGGCGTATAGTGATATAATCAAACTCAGCTATTGAAGTTCCATCTTCTTTTACTTGAATTCGTGCGCCTGTCGAGTCTGTAGCGTAATCTCCGAACTCGGTATTTGTGCCGTTTAAGCCGAGTTTTGTGCTACCATTAACTTCTACATCACCGTCTATTATCAGTTTCTTAAGATAAGCTACTCCGTCCGAAGTAATCTTCCACAAGGTTCCTGCACCTAACTTAATACCCTGTTTAAAAGTAATCAGTCCTTTTACTACATCATCAAACAGCTTGGAAACGAAATAACTAATGGACTTTCTTGCTGATAGAACATTACTGTCTGTAGGAGGTGTTGAGTCATTCATACCAATGACATAGACACCTCTGCCATTACCACTCCCTATACCTCCTATCTGCGTTCCGTTTACCGTGATAGAGTCTACCTTATCTTCCAACTTACCCAATCGACTTGTTGCTGCTTTTTCACCAACTATGTATTGAGGATGGTCATAAGGTATATCCAAAGGTATCTCCATGCCGATGATACGAGAGTTTCGGTAGTGCTTGCCTTTAGCATCAACCTGCGCAAACATATCATTAATCAGCTTTACTTGTTCACCGAGAGGATGATAATCGTATGTCCCATTATTATAGAACTTATCGCCATCCATCGTGCAGGTGAAGTTTGCGTTGCTGATCATAGTCTTCAGATAGTACTGCTTCGCTCTATCGAACAGAGACAACTGAGCTGCAGGAATTAGGTCCGTATCTGTAATCTTGGTTGCATCCCAGTTGAACAGAAAGTACTTATCACCAACCTTCGGACACATGACACCATCGGGGAGAGTTCTTCCGTAAGTGTCATTAGCAACAATCTCAAAGTAGTTAACCTTGTCAATGACTTTGAAGCTAACATCGAACACCATGCCCATGAGAGCACCGCTAGTGAACTTGATGCCTAAAGTGAGGTTACTCTTTATCCAACTCTCCTTGAAACTATTAGTGAAAGAGTCTGTAGAAGTGACCTGCCAAAATGTCTGTGTAGTCTTCGTTCCGTCTTCGTTATCAACGGTGCTATCATAGGTCTTGATACTGCTGACAGCACTTTCCACCTTTGGATATTCGTCCTCAAACATCACGACACCTTCGATAGCCTGCTTATCATTCTTCACGACATTCACGTTCTCTATGTAGCCATCCTTAACGTAGAAACCATCACTATCTACTTCCTTGTTAGGTAGCATGAGGTAATCGGTAGCTACACCATCGGTTGTGACGTCCGCATCGGCACCAGTGAAATATCCTTTCGGGATATTTCTATCTGAGCCGAATGCGTACAGTCTCGTAATATAAGTTGACTTAGATTCCGAATAGGACATAGACAGAACATTAACATCCTGTTCGAATGTTGTCTGACCTTCCATTTCGCAATATCCAAGGTATATAATAGAGCCATCTATCCACCACTCGCAGTTGAGCGCATCTTCGGAACAGATGGAGTTGAGAGCATCAAGAATACTGATAGAGCCGTACTCAATCAAGAATCTCTTCTGAACATCGAAAGCCTTGTTGTTGTATGTAGTGTAGTCAACAGAGAATTCCTTGCCATTGTACGTAAGACCTATCGCCTTTAGGTTGCCGAGTATAACGTTCATGTGTACGCCTACCGTTGTGGTGAGTTTGAAGGAGGTCTCGTTGGCTCCGTGCTGAGGGCGATACTTGCAAATCTTATTCTTCCAAGACATATAGTAGGCATCCATCTGCATTTCGTAGTCGTAGCCATCACTATCGTTGTGCTTAGGGAAGTATGACGATGTAAGTTCAAAGTAGCCGAAGTCGGGAATCTCTACGGAGTCCCCAATCTCGAAATAGATAGGGGTAGCCGTAGTGAACTTCAAGATGATGTAGTGGTGGTCCATAAGCTGATATGACAGCTTAGAACCCTCACCGAAGTCCTCTAATGTGAAGAATACCTTGTTGTTTCTCTTAATCTGAATCATTAGCTTGTATATATTTACTTGTTTCACCTCTGTCACTTGGGTCTGGCTCGTTGAGCTTTAGACTGAACTTTGCCATTTCCCGAATGAACTGACTGAACTGTGTGCAGGAGAGATAGATGCACCTATACCACACATTAGGTTGGAATCGGGTGCGGATAACCAACTCTCCCTTGGCAAGAACCTCCTCGCAGAAACTGGCATAGTTCGTCATAAACATATCTGAGTCCTTGGCGGTCATATTGAACGGCAGCGTTATCTCCCTCTCATCCAGTCTTGGATTGTGCTTGATAACCGACTTGCCGTCCTTTGAGCGATACTTGTTACTGATGAACTCCTTGTTTGGTGCAGGAGTCATTAGCGTGCTGAGGGCGGTTTCATCTAAGATTATGCCCCATGTAAGGTAGGCATCCTTGCCATTTATATAAAGTTGACCATTAAGCATAACTATTTAATCATTAAATAACCTCATAGGCTTCGCTGTGAGCCGCTTTTGCTATTGTTTGGTATAGTTGTAAGGGTTGACAAGCGAAAAGCCTATAGAGGTCAAATATCCTTTAATCTTCTGATCATGTCATCCAGCTTTGTTCCGAAGTCATTATAGGTGAGCTTTGAATACTTCACGATGTCTTCGAGGTAGCTGTTTGTCATGATCATCATGTTTCTAATCTCTAATACTGCGCCATTGGTTGAGATTCCGAGTGTAACGATGCTCTCCATCTGTGATATGGTGGTAGTCATGTTCTGAGCGATAGACTCTCCTGCAATCTGCAGGGCGGTGAAGCGACCATTCAGCTCATCGGCGGTATCTTGCCCCATAGATGCCCATCCTCCGCTTGTTGCGGTCTGTGATGAGGATGAAGAACCAGTGTAGCCTGTCACTTTTGCCCACTCGTCACGTCTCTTCAAGCCTTCCTGGACTATATCATCGTAACGCTTGTTGAATGCGTCTATGTCTGCTTCTGTGAGCTTTCCTTCTTTATCATCGATTGCCTTTGCCCAATCATCATAAAGCTTCTTCAAGTCGCCTTCAATGAGGTCGTCCATGGAGTAGGAGAGGAGGGCTTTCTGCATCATTTCTGCGAAATCATCAGAGAAATCCTGTGCACTCTTGGTCATGTCCATGAGGTTGCTGATAAAACTATCTCTCATGCTGTCAAAGGAAATCTGAGTGAGGGCTTCCTTGAACTCGTCAGTAATTTCATCCATCGTGCCTGCTGAGTCTCCCCAGTCCTGCATGGCTTTAAGAACTGCCTCTCCATAAGCGGAACGCCCCTTGTATATCTTACCTGTTCTGCGTATCTTAGTAGTGAACCACTCATAGCCTAACATGGTGTTTATGTCGTTCTCATCCAAACTCCAGATGTCACCATTGAAGTCCTTGCCAATAGCTTCTTGGATTTTCTTTATCTCATCACTACTGAACCCACTCCAATAGTGATTCCAAGATTTATGGGAGCTATGATAGCTTGCTTTCTGCTTGGCAATCTCTTTAAGGTTGTCATTCTTCTGCTGTTGCTGTCTTTTGGCTTCCTCATAGGCTTTCTTGGTTTGTTGACCATAGGACTTATCCATGGTGTTCCTCAGCCTATTGATGGAATCATCCAACCGCGCATTACTATCCGTTAACTCCGATATGCGTTGATTTACCTTCGCTGCATTCGAGTTGGTGAACCAATCAGATGGACCTTTCGAAGAAAGTGCACCGAGAGAGAGAACGTTACCTACACGACCTAACACGTTATCTAAGAGACCGCCAACACCATTAACAACAATGCTTTCAAGAGCCTTGAATAGGTTTTCTGGAAGGTCGAAGATGGCATCAATGAGATTTCCCACGGAAGCAAGAATGCTGTTAACCAAATCTGATAGCCATTCGAATTGAAGTAGCTGAGTAAACGAATCAAGAATACCGGTCACGAAGCTCTTTATGGAACTTGCGAGATTGAGGATGAGTTTCGGTATCTGTGCCACCACTCCTACGATTGAGCCGAGAGCACTACCCATCATATTGGTTATTCCACCTCCGATAGTGTCGAGAGCACTTCCTAAACCTTTCGATATGGTTGCGCCCATCGTCTTGGCTACTCCGTTGCCCATAGTGGAGAGAGATTCATCAAGAACACCCTTCAAAGCATCTATGTTGCCTACTGATGATTGTACCTCAGAGAACCCTTCGTTGCCTTTCCACGTTCCGAGCTTGTTGAGTGCAGCAGTAAGCCCCGAAGTATAGTTCGTAACGGCTTCCGTAGCTGAGTTGAGCTTGATACCGAAGGTATTCATTTTGTTTTTGGCATCAACTACCGCTTGACTTGCATCATCAGTAGCTTTCTTTGCCTGCTGAAGTTCCTTGTCGGAGATACTGCCCTTGTCATGGAGAGCCTTTGCGGACTTGAAGTTTTCACTCTGTCTCTTCTCTTCCTCAACAGCCTTTTGGTACTCAGCAACAGACTGATTGAAACTGCTGATGGATGCAGCAAGGTTCTGCCACGTTGCATTCTGATCAGTCCCGAGGTAAGTGCGAATCTCCTGCATGAGGTCAACAACCTTCTGTTGTGTCTGAGTATCGGCTTGCTGAAATTTGTCCGTGTTGGTATAGGCATCTAACTTTTCAAGCATTGGTTTGAGCATTTCCTTGCTCATATTACCTACACCACTCATCAGACCCTTCCAGTCAATGCCCATAGAGATGCTTTCGTAGTCGAAGTTGGCGAGTGCTTTTTTCTTCTCCTGCTGGAGAGTCTTCTTCTCGCCTTCCGTCTGAGCCTTGGCAATCTTTTCCTCGTACTCCTCGGCAATGGCTTGCTTCTGCTGATAGAGTGAGCCATACTCCTTCAAGTAGTCACGCATAGAGGTGAGGGCTTCCCTGTTGACCTCATCAAGCTTCTTGTTATACTCTTGGGTAGCGAGGTCTCTGGCCTTATTGAGGGCATTGGACTGAGCAGAGGTAAGGGTTACTTTCTTGCCAGCTTCCTTGTTTTTCTTCTTGAACTCTGCTTCTTGCTTATCAATCTCGGCTTTGCGCTTGGCATAGTCGTTCTTGATTTGAGCAAGCTTCTTTTCCGTGCCTTCCTGCATCTGAGATATATCATTGTCGATGTTTTCCTGCTGCAGCTGCTTCAAGTCCTCATTAAGTTCCTCCTGGGCCTTCTTGCGGTCTTCTGCCTGCTTCTTGGCATCGGCTGCGGCTTTCTTGGCTTTGGCAGCGTTCTTCTTTGCGTTTGCTTCTGCCTCTTCCTTTTCGCGACGCTTCTGCTTTTCCTCTTCGTCAGCTTTTGTCTGCTTGGTGTTCGCTGCATTGGTATAATCCCATCCTCGTTGAGCGATATCATTTGTTGACATCCATTTACCATTGACTAGCGCACCAGACTTCTTGTTGTTTGCAAGGTCACGTGCCAAAGCAGAGAAGTACTTACCTAAACGTCCCAGTTCCGGAATATTCATATTCTGCATCCACGATGGTATCTTGGCATCGAAGTTGACGTGGAAGTTGATGTTGTTCTCGGAATAGTTCTGCATGAACTCCTTGACACGGTTGTAGAGAACGTGTACATCCTCACCGGCACCCTGGAGCTGCTTCTGCAAAGCGTTTATCCTGTTCTTGGTTGAGGTAGCCTTATTACCGAAATCTTCAGTAGCATCTGCAGCTTTGTTGATATTATCAGCCTCCTCGGTATGCAGCTTCTTTGCAGCTCGAAGTTCATAGAGATAGCCTATCAAAGCCTTCCTGGCATCGCTTGTCTTGTCTCCTGTAAACCCAAAAGCATTAGCAAGATTTTCTGATTCTGAAATCAAAGAAGCTTCCAGCTGATTGTATTGTTTCAGATATGTCTGATACTCCTTGGAGTGCTCATTCAAGCCAGACATCTTCTGTGTCAACTCATCAAACTGCTTGATAACCGAATCAGATACGATGTTCTGTATGCCTACCGCAATACCACTACTGGAGGTTCCATAATCCTTCAACTTATCCAAAAGGGCTTGCTGAGCACTATCAACACGGTTGTTGTATTCTTCGTTGGCCTTAGAGATTGCATTGGCTCTGTTGCGCTCTGTAGCCTCCAGCTTGATTTGCTCGATAAGCTCGTTAGACTTATCAATCTCCTGCTGCTTAACACTAACGAGATTACTCTCATCTTCTTTGATCCTGTCAATGGTAATACCATAGTTGCTATATATGCTTGACAGCTCCTTGATGGTGTCCTTATAAACCTTGGAGCCTTCCTTTGCAGTCTTCAGAATGGAGACTAACGACTCGACCTTACTTGATGCTTCATTTGCACTCTCGGTAAACTTGGAGGTCTTGGTTGCTGCATCTTCAGCACTATCGCCGAATAATCCGAATAGGGTAACACCAGCAGCAATTACACCCAAGACAAGACCCAAAGGATTAGATGACGCAACAAGGTTGAACAGCGCCATCGCATCCTTTGCGGAAGTTATAGAACGTGCCAAAGAAATAAATGCTTTAGCACTTTCCCAAGCTATTTGAGCCTTTGATATTGCAATCATTGCCAAAACAGCAGCTTTGTATGCTCCATAGGCAGCGACAACGGTCATAAGAACTTTTCCTACAGTCTTCCAGTTCTCTACGAGGGTAGAAACAACTCCCAATCCGGTATTGATGACACCCTCCTGAGACTTACCAAGTTCGTTGAACATCTGCTCGATAGCGTCCTTGATGTTGCTTATCTGGCCGGTAATGGTCTTAGACTGAGCTTCCATCAATCCACCGAACTTACTACCCTCTGCAGACATATTCTGCATTGCCTGGATGAAAACGTCGCTGGTTACCTTGCCAGCCTTGATTTGCTTCTGGACCTCCTTGATAGCATTGGTAACGTCAAGGCCCATAACCTTTGCAATCTCGTCTGCGATAGGAATACCTCGGTTGAGGAACTGATACAAGTCCATCGTGTCCATCTTGCCCTTGGCGATGGTGGTGCCATAAAGCATCACGAGGTCTTTAAGGTTCAGGCCCATACCTGCAGCAACGTCTCCCAATCCGATAAGCGTCTTGTTGACATCCTCGGCTGCTACGTTAAACGCAAGGAGCTGCTTGGCTCCCTCTGTAACGTCTTCAATCCCGAAAGGTGTGACGGCTGCCGTGCGGATCAACTGCTTCATAAGCGCATCAGCTTTCTCCTCAGACTGCAACATTGTCTTGAAAGCCATTTCTGTCTGCTGGAACTGACCGCGGACCTGCATCATCTGATTGACGAACTTGCCAATGCTCCAACCGCCAATGGCAATGTTCATGCTGTTTTGTATTTTCGAGATTATGTCGTCAATGGACTTTCCGTCCTTCTCAACCCTCTCGGCAGTCTGATGAACTGCGTTCTGAATGTCTCGAAAACCAGAAACTACCTTAGAGGTCTCGACTATTGTATCGAATTTTATGCTTGGCATAATGTTCTATTTTTCCTTGAATTTATACTTTGTTATAAAGAAATCCCGATGAAACACCAAATTTGAATGTTCTAAAACGGAACTCCTCGCGTGCGTGCGTAGGGTTCGGTTAAATCTCTGCCTCTGACTCTTTCACTGCCTTCATGACAGCCTCCTTGTTGTTGCCATCGATGACCTCTTCCCCTGCTGCTGGTATATGGGCTTTCTTCCTCTCCTCATCAGACAGATATATGGATGTAACCTTATCTTTCAGCATGAGGGTCAGGTTGTTATACGATATTCCCCATACCACGTAATCGAAAGTCCATCCGTATCTTTCGCAAGCGGCATCTATGAGTGTTCCCCATATTGTCTTGCCTCCGAAGATAAAGCTATTCTCTGACTTCTTTGCTGCATTGACTTTTGCCATACGTTTCGCTTCTTCTTCCATTCCAGTCTCTTTTGCTATTGTCTGGTATGAGTTAGCCTTAAGGATGATTATGAGGAGAGTGGCTATATCCTCGTTGGAACATTCTTTGAAGATTAACTCCACCTGCTTACTTACACATTTGGAATCTAGTATTTCTTTCTTTGTATTGAGTGAGTGATATGCAATCAATCTGCAGCATGTCTCCCTTTTGGTGTTTGCAACTCGCAATGCTTCCAAGAAAGGATCGACTTGAAGTAACTCTTTGTCTATCTCCAAGCTATCTACCAACTGCGACGTTAGGTACATCATGCCCAGTGTAGTAGGGTAGATATTAACGTGAGTATGCTCAGTATCAAAGCCTATAGGCATATCTGTGAGCGTATTCGATATAATGATTCCTAACTCTTCCATATCACTCGAATTTAAATAGTTGGCACCCAAGGCAGGACTCGAACCTGCGACTTTCAACCAGCTTTTGAAGACCCTGGATTTTTATGCGACGGACTATTTGGTCTCGCTCTTCCCCTGAGCTACTTGGGTAGGTTGCCGGCTGATAACCCTCAGTCGGCCGAAGGGATATTAGAATATGCCTATTTCTCTGCGTAGGTTTCCGTGATTTCAGCAGGAGCGGTATCGCCGTCCTGCGGCTTCTTGAAAGTCAAGGCATACTTTCCACCTGTTCCCTTTGTGGCAGTAATGACACGCCAACGGTAAGCGCAATAGACGTCCTCACTCTTCGCGTTGGTAGTCTTAGCCACAACGTCACCCTCAGGAATGAGAGCTGCGTGAGTGTACGTGATAAGAGCACCGCTCTCAGTTGTATAGGCCTCTTCTGCACCGATTGTGGTATTACCCATGTAAACGCCTGGAAGTTCGGCATCTTCAGGCTGAATAGCCAAGCGATAGTTACCTTCTACGATACCATCGATGGTCTTGAACGGCTGCGACTGGTTCTTCTTGATGAAGAGCTGGTATGCTGCCTCATATGTTGACTTCTTGGTCTTGCGATCAACAATTCCGCCACCTTCCTCGACCTGGGTCATTGTGTCACCTTTCGTAGGTGTTACCTGCGTTGTGCCATCCTTTGGAGTTGGGAGCTTAGTCCACTCGTTCTTTTTGCTACCTACTTCTTGAACGTAGATAGTACATTTGCCCCATGATGTTACTGACATAATTTAATCATTTATGAGTTTATATTCGATTTGATTATTTATTACATGTTCTCCCGTGCTTGTTGCATATACCCTCTGCTCAATAGCGTGGGCTGCATACTCGCTCGTTCTGAACGTTTCCAAGAGATTCCAAGACAACTTACAGATTTCTTCTACTCTGATACAGTTCTCTTCAAACTGCCCATCTACATCATTGTCTTGTATATATATATTTACATTTATAATTGCCGTTTGAAGCTGCGTTCCCTCATTGGCCAAGATGGAGATAACAACATCTTCTTCTCGAGAATTATGTGGTCTCAACGTTTTAGACAGCTTGCCGTTAACATTGTTCATGAAACCGCTGGCTTTGATGTACCTGTAAACATCGGTCTTAATTGCTCCGTCTGACTTCATATCTTCCATCTATTTATTTCATTAATAGCTGATTCTATTGCTGTCTTAACACGCTGCTCGACTATGGACGTGGCCCATATCTTCGTTGAAGCGAGTACGTCCTTGCTTTCCAAGGCTTCCACATCTCCTGCGTACTCCATTCCGGCAACGACAACCAAAGCATAAACTCTGGAATATTCCTTTGCAAGGTCATTGATCATCTTTTTGCCCTTTGCAGAGCCGTCTGTGCCACTGAGAACCTGCGAAAAGGCTGATTCCATATATTTACTTCCCTGCTCGTACACGGCGAATCCTATGGAACTTCTTAGGTTTCCCGTATGGTCTATCCAGCTTTCCTTGGCAGACCTGTTACGGATTCTTACCACGGATTCGTCTCCGAGTTTGCTCAATGCTTTAAGCACATTCTCGTGTATCTTCCTTGCGGCTCTTTGTATGAAGGCATTTAGAGCAGATACGCTGGTTGTCATTCTTATGCCCATATCTTGCACTGGAGTTGATAGCGATGAAATCCCTTGACCTTTAAAATCGCCTCCTCGGCCCCTAAAATATCAAGCTTGATAAAATCCCCATAAGAGAACTTTTCTATCGCTACGGGTAAATTATACACTTCGTAAGAGTAATAATCTATAGACCCATCTGTTGTAACTACTTTGTTAGCCTCGCCAGCAGGAACTACATCACAAGTGCAGCAGAACTTCCATTCGGTCTTGCCCTGGTGATAATTTCCATCATCATCTGTATAGCCAGCTACCTTCTGCTGCCGATATAGCTTTGAGGCATGAAAACTCAATAGACTCATCAGCAATTAATGTAAACTGTCGGCTTCGGAGTAAGTGATACCTCCTCCTCTCCGATAGAGTTGTATAAACGATTGACTTGAACTAATATAGCCTTTCGTTGGTCTTCTGAGAGAGAACCAATGGATTTATCCGACTCAGAGAAACTTACGGCTTGTATGAGAGAAAGCAGACAATCGGCAAGCGCTCCCTTATACGCATCGCTTTTAGCGACAGCGCTATCAAACTCGTCCTCGAAACCCAATTCGCGCTTGATACAAGCGTTTTCGACGAATCCATAAGGAATTGGTATGTGAATTTCATCCACCAATGCTTGTCCGACCGTCTTCATGATTACTCCTCAGCTTTAGCTGCGTTATCCTTGAACTCCTTCTTCTTTGTAGGAGGCAGCTCATTGTAGGCATCAATAACCTCCTTGTCGCTGGCGTTACTAGGAAGTGTAGCACCAAGAGCGTTGAGAGTTGTGATAGCCTCCGGCTTCTTGTAGGTCACATCAGAGATTGTTACCTTAGCGTCCTCTGTATCTGCTTTCTCCTTTTCGGTATCAACAGAAACGTCTGGGTCTGCCAGCTTAGTATCAATCTGATAGATTGTGTCAACGTCCTCGATGACAGGCAAGCAGTATGCCTGCACCGCAGTAGTCTCACGCAATGGATCAGTTGTTGAATACTGAGAAATAAGCTTGTAATCAATCTGCTGATAGGTTACACCTGCCACTCTGTTGGTTGCCTCTGCTACCTGACCGTAAACGAGGGCACCAATCATCTGTGAGCAGACACCGATAATCATATCGTTGTTCCAAGGCTTAACACTCTTCTTCACGCCATCATGCTCCAAGCGGACAGTACGGTTGATGATGCGGAATGATACACCGGTCTCGTCCAAGAATGCCTCCTGGAATACGCTGGCAGTAGGAACCGGCAGCTTTGTGTTGGAGTCATAAGTCTGACCCTTGTAGTTGGCAACAAGCTCGCGAGCGTCCTGTGCCTTCTTCAATTCGTCAAACTTAGCCTTTCCAATCCAGAAGATCAAGATGGTGTTGCCATCATTCGATGCTTGCTCGATACATTCCTTCAAGTCTGCAACTGTAACACCAGTATCAACATTGTTGATGCCGAGCTGATTTTCTGGCAAGTACCGATACTTGATACGGAGCAACTCCTTTGGATTATCGTCGTCACGAACAGCTACGTAGCCGTTAGAAAGACCATACAGAAGGGCGTACTCATTACGCTCATCAACACCGACATTACAAGCTACCGGGTCCTGAGCCAACTTACGACGAATCTCTGCTGTCTGACCGCCCTGTGCTTCCATGAGTCTGAGAGCGAGGATATCTGACTCCTTCAAGAATTTCTTCATACCGACCTTTGGCAATTTGCCGTTTGCGGTAGAAATCTTGTCACGAGACTTCAAAGGAACAGGTGAATCAACAGCTACGTAGTCAGCTGCTACGTAAGAGGTGTCGACCGTGTCGGCTTCCCATTTGTTGTCGGTAGAATAAACGCGGCGGAGAATGGATGTATCCTTATGGAGATACGTCATCTCGTTCTTGCGCTTACCGTTAATCTTCTCAATCAAAGTCTTCAAGATTGGGAAGAAACTCATGATATACTTAAGAAATAAAGAACTCTGTTGCATAAATCACCTCCTTAACCGATTGCATCGTGTCCCCACTGAAGAGTAGGAACGGCTGTTTTCAAAGCTGCCTTGATCGTATCGACAGGATAAGGGACAGCCTTATCATTAGCCTCACCTGCCGTCATAACACCTACATGAGGGGTATCTACAGGAGCAGTTGTCATGCAGACACCAATATACTCGTGGTTTTCAGGAAGAGCCGCATAGGCATCACCTGTTACCGGCATTGGCTTGTATTCGCCAGACTTGGTATCACGAATGATAATGTGTCCGCACTGGATAAACTCTCCAGTAAACCCTGTCATGTCGAGAATGACACCACCCATGATGCCATTCACATAATTTCTGATGATTACAGACTCTTTGCCTGAATCAAACGTTTTTGTTTTGCTTACACCATACATAACTTTTAGGATTTAAAGATTACATAGTTTCGGCAAGCTCATCAATCTCATTTTCCTTGATAACCTCAACCTCTTCTTCCTTAGGCTTTCTCTGAGCCGCAGGAGCACCAAGTTTTCCGAGACCTTCGTTAGCGCGCTCTTGATCGATAGCTGCCAAGTCCTCCACAACACCATCATAGAAATCGTCGAACTCAGATTCGTTCTCAAACTTCATCTTGTCGAAATTCTTCAAGACGGTCTTTCCGAACGTACCTTTGTCCTTAAGGAGTGCCTTCAGCTTAGAACGGCGGCCATCACTCTCACGCTCTGACTTCAAACCGAGAATTTCGGTCTGCAAGGCTTTGTTCTGAGTAATGAGTGCCTGTGCCCATGCTGGAACCTGCTCTTCCTCTTTTTCTTTCTTCTGTTTGCGGATTGGTTTCTTGTTGCCGGCAGGGTCATCGTCAGGATCATCGACCTCGTCGTCATCCAAGTCTTTACTATCCTTGAAACTCTGGATAGTACGCTGCGCTGTCTTTTGCGCAATTTTAAGATAAGGAAGAACCGCATTGACCTGCTTTTCAATCTCTGCGTTTACATCCTCGTCTGAGGCTTCTTCATCGAGTTCTAAGTTATTGGCAACATCGGCAGCAATACCCTCTAACTCCTCTCTACTGAACCCCAACGCCTTTGATTTGGGTTTCAGAATAACTAAAACTTGCTTCGTTCTTTTTTTCATTCTAACTAAATATTTAATTGAACAATAAATTCAAGAAAATATCCCAGTACGAAGCGATAGTAAGTAATGCCGCAAAATTAAATAAAAAGTATTTAATCACAAAATATATTATAAGAAAATATACTTAATGATTAAATACTTTATAGTTACATATAAATATTACATAGGATAAGTAAGTTTGTCTTCTCCGACACTCGAAAGATATGAAGCAAACTTTTTACATAATAATGTGGCCCCTTTTAAATCGTTTAATCTATAGTTACCACACTCTTTTTCTGAAGCTCCTGGAATTACTTTTGAAACAGAACATTCTTTAAAGGCGACTGCTATACTATCCTTTATTATCGCAGAAGTCCAAACGCCTCTAAGAATGAGATAGAAACCAGTTAAGCATCCCATAGGCCCGAAATATAAGACATAATCTTTCAGTGAACTCTTGTTGTGCATATAATCAGCCATCAAGTGCTCGATAGTATGAGCAATCGCTGGAGACATCATATCTCTGTTTGGCTTACATACACGGACGTCAAATGTGGTGACTATTTCCAACCCTAATTTGTCTACTCTTGAAACATAAAGACCTGGCTTTAGTTTCGTATGATCAACTTTGAAACTCGGTATCATTTCTCTAACAACTTACATACAACATTAAACGCTTTTTCTGCTAAATTGTCCCAAAATCCTGCATACTGCTCGGTTTGGCTTGGTTCCAGAGGATTATCGCTAATAACTCGAATGGAGGTAAAACCAATCCCTTTCTTGTAGCATACTTGAGCAAGGGCGGCAGACTCCATATCAATGGCGCATACGTTATACGAATTAGGAAGAAAATCCTTAATCGCTAACACTTGCTCTCTTGTAGTAACAAACTTATCTCCGGTTGCTATAGTTCCTAATCTGAACCGTTCATCCATATCGATCCACGCAAAATCTGAAGGGAAGACTGCTGGCATACCTTGAATTTGACCGTTAGCATTCGGTTCACCACAATATACATCATGGTAACAGTATGAATTACCAATTATGACATTACCAGGTTTCAAACCTGCAACGGCAGCACCGGCACATCCTACAGAGATAACTCTCGTAACAACGTCACTTGTAACAGAAGATAGAAAGTCGCTTAAGCCGCTTGCGGCATTCACCTTTCCTACACCTGTTTTGAGTAATGCTGTATTTTTTACATTCGCCTTTGCAAGCCATTCTCTGATAAGGTTATATTCCTTATCCATTGCAGTCACAATAACTATCATTTCGTACCTCCTTTCGTTAACTTAAGTTTCTTGCAACGATTGTAAATCGCATTTTCGTCTACACCGATCTTTGTCGCAATAGCCTTTGCTGGAAACTTGCCATACATCTGTCTGATAATAAAGTCCTCATTTGCTGTAAACGTGTGGCTCTTACTAATTCCGAGTTCCTGCATCTTTCGATGTATAGCCCAATAATTACGATTGAGCTTCTTCGCAATCTCTGTTGTTGTCATCACCAAAGCATTAACCTTGATGAACTCAATCTCTTCTGCACTAAAATGTTTTCCTCTGCTCATAATTTTATATTTGGGTTCATTAAGCCGCCCAAGGCTTTCTTTCTCTTTCTGTTATATCTTCTGTTTGCGGTAATTCTTTCAGCATTCTCTTTACGATAAACTTCCATTCTTGCCAATAGATGCTCCTTATGCTCCTGATAATACCTTCTATGGTATTCTCGGATTTCCTCCTCACTTCTCGCCATGAACTTTATCTTTTATCAACTCATACAGCGATGGGCTGAGTGTGCTCCAACGACCATTCTCATCTTTTACGAGATAGAATCCGTATGGAACATAGAACTCTCGATTTCTCAACCTAACTATCAGCGTCTGCTTTGTGCAGTCTCCACTGACAGTTTTAACTAACTCTGAAACGTCCGGGCATTTCCATAATTCTTGGATGTTCTCGGAAGATACTTTAATTGCAACCATATCACTTAAACTTAATAATAAAAAACTCTGTATCAAGCCACTCGTCAGGGCACATACCCTTCTTAGGCTTACCGATAGTGATACTATCAATCTCCTTTTCGATACGTGGGCTATCCTTTCGGTATCCGTTGATGAAGAGAACGTGGGTGTAAGGGCGATAGAGCACCTTTCCGCAATATGTTTCTGCCGCCACATCATAAGCTACTTCGCAGTTAGTGGTCAGACGTTTAATCCAATAAGGTTTTATCTCCCGATACTCCTCGGTCTTTTCGCAAGCAACAATCATGTCGAACCATTGCTTGCTGACTGTGAGGGTCAATACATTTTTCTTCATCTTTTACACCTCCTCCCAGTCTGTTGCAAGTATATCCTCAGAATCTTTGAAAACACAAGGAAAGAATTGCCCATCGCATACAGCCACAATAGTCTCAGAGACAATATGGATATAAGCTCCACATTCTTCCCAAATTACCCTTCTCACTTTCTTTCCCTCCTTCATTCTTCTCAGAGCCTCTGAGAAGTCAAATATTTCCTTCTTCATTTCTTATTTCTTTTTAATTGATATTTAATATTAAACTCCCAAAGCAGAAAGGCTACATTAATTTCATAAACACCACTATAAGGCTTCCATACGATTAAACTTGGAATGAAATAAAAGCACCAATCGTATTTGGATACAAGATATTTGAGATTAAAACTTATCTTCTTCATACGCTATTTCTCTTTATCTCCAAATAATACATGTCTTCGATAAGGGAAGAAATAGCAACGTTCTCCTGGACACCACCAATTAGGAGCGTTCTTCATGCATCTACGACATAACGCTATATTCTTCTTAGCTTTTTTGTTGTCACGTTCAAACTTTCTTCGTTCTCTTCTTGTAAGAGGAGGATAAGGATAAGTCTCTTTCTTAAACACCTTAGCAACTAAAGCATTCAGTTTTCGATATACTTTTTCTAATATTTTTATCATACGCTACTTCTTTTTATGACAAGAGCAGCTCTCTGCATGGATAACACTAACTCCGTTTTTCGTGTTCACAACCAGGTATTCATGCCCTTTCTTGGTGAATATTTTTATATTAAACTCTTCTTTTTCGTGTGGAGTTCCTAAGATGAAAGAAACCCTAAAACCTATTGCGCCTATAATGAAAATTAAGACGAGCCATACGGCAGATTTGAAGAAATTTAAAACCTTTTCTTTCATACGCTACTTCTCCTTATCGAATTTGTTGCCAACAACTTTAATATCCTTAGAGTATAGCGAATAAGTCTCACTATTAATCGCAACAAAAAATTCAGCGCCTTTATATTCGATTACTCCTTTTACCTTGGTTAAACCATTATATAATTTGTTCCATATCTCACGCTCCACTATATCGCCTTCCCATATCTCTTTGCCTTTACAATCTGTCAATCCTGTAAACTGACAGACGGTTTCAGGATCAACATCTGTTATTCCATCTTTTATATTGTCTCCTCCTATACACACTCTGTTTCCAAGATGTACTAAATCGCCCTCAAACCATTTTCCTGAGTTGAGTTGCTTTGCTTTAAATTTAATTTCTCTCATAACTATTCTTCTTTAAAGTTCAATTGGTTCATCCTCCCAAGTCAATTCCCTTCCGATGAGCTTCTTAATGCTGCCATGAGGTATAAGAATACAACCACCGATACCAGAATATGTAGAATTCCAATATCCATATTCTTCATATCCACTTCTGTATGGTTTCTTTCTGAAAAGAAATTCCTTACCATCTGCGTTAACTGCTACCCATGCCATAACTATTCCTCCAATTTTGGACTCCAGTATTTTTGCCCGCAGTACTCTTCCCCACATAGCTGTCTACTGCTCCGATACTGACAATTAGAACAACTTCGCTCGCTTGGATTCCACAGCATAAAAGATATTGCATTACGAAAACCTTGGTCATATATCTCTTGTTCAAATGTGTCAAGATCTTCCATATAAGCTCCTTCTTCTTTTGCTTGTTGAATTATTTCATTTATTTTTTCATCAATTTCCATAACTATTCCTCTATTTTTACTCCAAAAGGAGTGCCGTCGACAAAGGTGTAATTATTATATATCTTATCAAAGGGAAAAGGTTCTTCATCTACATCAGTAAGAATCCAATCTCCTTTTATAACCCCACAATGAATAAATACTTCTGGGTCTTTATCATTTCTTTTGTTTTTCACCCACCCAACCGGCTGATGTTTTTGCATCTCAGTCCAGCACTCTTTTTCGTCCTTAAATGGACGGTACTTTGGTTCTTGCTCTGGCTTGATGCGATACTCAATACTATTCGTACACCAAATTTCTTTCGTTTCGGTCCATTTGTTCGGAATGTCTACAACACCTTTTAGACGGCCTAGTTTGGCCCTACACTCAATGACCTTCCCTTCTGCTATTGCCTGAATAATAGGCAATAGCTGTTTCGCTTCTTCTTTTGTCATATCAATCCTCCAACTTTTTAATTAATAAATTACTTTTCTTATTAAATGGTTTATAACCACTACGGAGATACCAATATAGAACAAACCTATCAGATTCATCTTTATTAAATTCCAATCCGATTGTCTTCACTCCATTCAACTTAGCTTGTTGCTCTGCGAGTTGTAATAGGTGTTTTGCAACGCCACATCTTCTATGAGTATCATCAACAAAGAGTGCATATATTAGAGCATCAGCTTTGCTGAAAATATCACTAACATATAACGGAATGGATATTTGAACCGAACCAAGATTTTCTTCATCAGTTATTAAAATCCTGATTTCGTCCTTCCATGTCTGCTTTTGTATCATACTAATCCTCCAACTCTTTAAGTGCCACCACTAACAATATCTTAGCCTTTGTCGTACATGGATATGGCGCTTCATCAATAGCAGTTTGGGCTGCTTTAATATATTTGATAGCTTTTTCTTTACTCATTGTTTATCCTCCTTTGCCTTTAAGTATCTTCGCTTGAAACTTTTGAACTGTCTGTTTATAGCATAAGCCTCTTCATCAAAGCCTTCATCTAAAGTACCAGACATAGCCATAAGGGATTCTGTTGCTTGAAAGAAAGCTTCAAAGTCCTTTTCTGTTACATTCATTTTTGCCATATTCTTTTCTTTTTACCCTCTCCCTTTTGCAGGAGAGGGTTGTTAGTTACTCAACTACAACTTCCCAGTCTTCCGCAAACACATCGGAAGATGATGGAACCCATGAGTCTGCTCTGCCATCAGGATTGATAATCAACATCTGATTTGTGTAATCAATGTGTGGATTATCACGCTTCATCAAGATGTCCTTAGCAATCTGTGGCAATGACTGCATCTTAGGAATGATGTCACCTGTAATGTGAGAAGGAACCTGCTTTACAACAAACAATCCCTTTCCATACCAACCACTACGGCGGATAGCTCCACCTGCCTCCAAGAACTTGATGGCTGTGCCGAAGTCAAATAGCTTTAGCAATGGGTTATTATTCTCTGCGGCGTCAATTCTGTTCTCCAACAAGGCACAGTACATTTTCTGAGTCTTGTTCTGCGCATAAAGAAGAACTCTTGCAACAAGAGGAAGCTCGTTAAACTTCTCAGAGCGAATAAAGGTATCACCCTTTTTAAATTTATCAACTTCACTTTCAAACTCCAATTTCATTCTGTCCAAGAATGTCTCTGCTGACTTATAAGACTCATCAAACACACTCTTAGGAGACCAAGACTTATATCCGTTCTTGTACTCTACAAGGTAGCCATCTTCCTCAGTGGTTGCTGGCTTCAGTTCTCTACCAAGCACTTTCTGTGCTTCTGTCATAGTCATAGGCTCTGCCATAATGACCTTTGTACCAATAAACTTTTTCATAATTACTTTATATTTATATCCCATAAGGGATGGTTATTACTCTTCCACTTTTTCAAGGGAAAAATAATCAATTCCCCAAGCTTCGTTTGCGTATTGATAAGGTTCTCCATTTTTCTTTATTTTTCGGATAAGAAAACGAACCTTAATTTCTTTCTTGCCAAGAGATATGGCTTCTTTTAGACGTTCTATGATAAAGATATTGCCATCTTTATCTTTCACCTTGTCACCTTCCTGAAAAGGTAACAAACTTAGAAAGTCGTTCATTATATCATTCTTCTTTTTGCGAAGCTCTGATATTTGTGAATCCAATATCTTTAAGCAACCTTCTGCATACTGTAATTCGTTGTATAATTCTATTTCTATCATATTTTTTAATTTATGCCCTAAGGCGATTAAACAACATACTTTTCTTTTTACTATCTGTTATCAATAGCTGCTAAAAAGATAATTCCTAAAATTATTAATAATATCATATTATTTATATTTAAATTTCATTAATTTGCCTCTTAATGCTTTCTATTTCAGTCCTAACCTCAAAACGTATAGTATCTTCATATCTTTTTAAAATATCTTTTATGGGTGTTAATTTTTCAAGATCACAAAGATAAGCATGAGAACCAAAACAACTTGGTTGGTAATAAGAAAGATGAGTATCTTCATCATTTAAAAGACTATACACTTCTTCCAACTCGGTTAATCTCTTATTAAGAGAAATAACCTTTTGATATTGTTCTTCTGTCATATTACTATCTATTTGTGCTAGAAGGCGGTTAATAATTGCGTCTTATCTCAACTTTCCACTCCTTAGAAGAGAACTTCTTTTTGAGGTTTTTAATTAAACTCTCTATCTCTTGAAGAGATTCAAAGGCATTAACTAAATCCCCTACTTGATACCAGTCCCATCTATCTGGTTGCTTATCTTTCTCCTTTTGAGTAAGTGGTCTAACAAACTCCCCTTTGATGGTTTGATATTCATTTGGAATTTCAATTCCTCCCAAATATCCACTTACCGAGCTGTTATCACACACATTGTTTACTTTAACATACAATGTTGCGTAATAATGTATTGCGCCACCGCAAAGACCACGAAAAGAACGAATTTCGATATTCATGAGTCTTTTTTTGTCTTTAGTATAGCTACCCGTAGTTGTATATATTTTCCCACGGAGATTAAACTGAAATCCTTCTCCAATATTCTGAGGAATACCCCCAGTTATCTTAGATATATCAAATCCCTTTTCTATTCGGAAATAGCTATTTGTATTCATACGCTTTACTTTTTACGATGATTAAACTTTTTGATAGCATCCTTCTTAGAAGCTGCCATAATCTTGACACCCTTGATGGTGAACTCATGCAGCTCCTTTGGCTGAAACTTCTGCTTGTCGGATGGAATGTTGCCTTTCGGAACATTATATCTGACACGTGGAAGACCAAAATGAAAATCACCCATTTGGTATTCCAGTTCAGTTTGCATACCAATCATTGATAATAATCCACTCATACGCTTTACTCCTTAACTTCTTTAAAGATTACATTAATGCCGTCTAAGCGGGTATAGCAGTAGTCTGGGCAAGCATACCCTTCCTTTGCGAAGAAGCAGCCTTGGCAAGAAATACTTGTTGCTTCAACCACCTCCAAAATTATTCTTTCTCCAACTTTAAGCTCTTTCATATCTACTTATTTAAAACATAACCTACATAAGAACAAATAGATATTATATGCGACTTTATTCCAAGGATGTTCGTTACAATAACAACCCAAATCGAATATTTGTTCTCGAATATAGTGCTTAATGCTAAATGCTCTAATCATTGCTTACTTCCTCTCTGATTGCTTCTAATTGCTGAATAACGTTATCAATCGTCTTACCGCTATAGTCTATAGCTATCTCTTTCAAGACAGCTATTTTAGCATTAAGCCTTGCGTATTCTCCTACTGTCATTATTCTTCCTCTTCTTCCTCTTCTTCCTCTTCTTCCTCAGGAAACAAATCATCAATATAGAGCCAACGAATAATACCGTAATATTCAACAGTTTTATTCCAATAACCACTTCTAAAGAAGCTAGTTTTAACAATTTGACGTCCTTCCCTATCTCTACCATCAAATAATATTGGACTAAGATTACTATATGGCTCTTCCTCAGCGTCATACCACAAGTCCTTCAAGAACTTATTAACAGCCCATTTAGCACCTGCTTTAAATGCATCTCCCTCCGTTCCTGGATATTCATCCTCGACAGGACTATATCTTACATAGTCTTCTATGGCTTTTCCCATTTTCTTATCGTCTATCATAATCTAATCCTCCACGTTATTAGTAATCTAAAAGACTTTCGTTGCCTTCGTAAGGTTCACAATATCTATATCTTTTACCTCCTATAACCATATAGGGATGAAGGTCTATTACATCCACTTTCTTCCAAAAGAGAGCTGGCTCCCAACTTCCATTAGGGTTATCTTTGACAAGTATCTTATCGAATGGTTTCAGCCCATCAACCTTTGGCTTCAAATCAACAATGGCTTTCTTCTCAGCATCCCAAGCCTTGCCTACATTGGCTAAAGCTTCAAAGAGCTGTTGCTTCTCTTCTTCTGTAGCATATTTTACACCGCTATCTTTACGACACCAAGCACCATGAGACGTTGGGATAGTAATCTCTCCTGAAGCTGTAAGGGCTACATGGTGTTCAAAATCTTTATACTTATTAAATTTGCTAAAGATAAAAATATGATTTTTTGGTAGAGCAGTACTAGGATTGGAGAGAATATCCCCATCCTTGAACTCTGGCTGAGTCTTCTCAATCTCCAAAGTTTCACGATTAAGTTTGCCACCCAAGCGTTCCTCTATAGTGTTGATGTAGCACAGGAAAGATTCCTTATCTTCGAGAGAAAATCTTTCAGTTGTACAAATAAATGCTTCGATATATACAATATCATTCTCATTCTCGCTGTCTAGATAATGTTTGCCATAGAAACTTGTATAGGTATCATCGTACCATTTATCAAAGATAACCTCTATACAACCATCATCACTAACCAATACATCACCTCTTTTCCAAGAAAATTTGCTCCAGTCACGCATTTCTTTTGATGGAAATAATAACGGCTCTGATTCAGGATAGTTATAGTATCTGCTGTTATCAAAGAATTTTGTTATTCCTCCATGATGTTTTACATTTATAATACTATCCTTTATATATGAAAAATATACATCTCCAAATAGAGGAGAATATAACTTCGTATTTTCTGGCTTATCCTTAAGGATTTCAGCTACATTAATCTTTGCTTCCATATCTATCTTTCAATTAAGTTAGCTTTTAACTCTCTCAACTGGTTCAAAGCATCATCGAGAGCGTTATGATTATTATTCTCAAAAGTCTTCCACTCTTTTATGAACTCCTTTGCGGTTCTGATGTCTCTTGGTTGCCAAAACTTCCAGGGAGTTTCCATATTAAGATACTCGCATATATCTTTAATGCTAAATAGGTCCATTGCCCCTTTAGTCCATATTGTAGTATCTTCTGTATTATATCTATCAAAGATTTGATATAACTTATCTACCAAATATTTGTAGCTATGAACAATATGAGTAGGCTTTTTACTTATTGGAGTGTTCTTTTTCTCCATCCACCAGAATAAAGTTTCTCCAGTAAATGTTCTATCACAAGTGTTCCAAGCATCAGGTGTTACCTGTATCAGATATGAGTCTAATACATCGAAATTTTCGTCTGCTATCACTATTCCTACCTGAGTAACAGCAGCATCATTTCTTCTACCTAACGTTTCTATGTCTATTATAATATACTTTGCTGTTTTCATAATCTTATCAACTTGATTTGTGAAGATTGAACCATACCTTGTTGCTCTGCTTGCTTTTGTAAACATTACCTTCAAGGTCAAAGAAAACTCGTTTCTTTTGATTGAACTTCTTTGTCATTGGCTGACCATTCATGAAAGTCGTTACATCATACTCAACCAGCATAGAGCCACGCTCGTTATTCGTTGGTGGATAACCTGATTCACGTATAGAACGTACCTCAAATTCTTTGTTCCCAATTTCAAAATTTACTATTACCATGACCTTACTAATTATATGTGATAATAACTACTCGATACTCGTGCTCGCCAATCAAAACAACCTGTTGCATCTGGTTGTAAAAAGCGCAATTCGAGCTTCTTCAATGCAGCTTTGTGCTTCTGAGCTAAATTGGTACAGTGTAGCTTCTGAGCTAACTTAATCTGATCGATGATTCCCTTTCGGGCTACTCGATATTGCTTTTCTGACATCATAGGTTATTTCTTTTAAAGTTTAACTTGTTGATAAATACCGTAGTCCTGGGTCCTTTAACTTTCGGTACTTTTGTGCTATTAACGTTTACACATACGGCTGTATTTATCGACGTTCCAGCTCTGTCTAACCGCTGTTTGGGTTGTCGGTCTCCAGGATGTTTAAGGCTCCTATCGTGCCACCATGATAAGGTTTATGGCCGACCGATTTTAAATTGTTTACTCACCGATTTCCATTTTCAATCACTTTTATTAATGTCGGGTGGTTCAAAAGGAACTTCTAACCAAAATATTCTGTACCGACAATCTTTTATATTTAGCAGAATCTGTAATTGATGTAAGCTGATTCTGAACCGAATATTCGTTCCGTCTCATTCATTCCGGAATCCCTTATCTCGTCAATGACGACACTTCTGCAGGGCGCACATTCCTTCTTGATTAACTTACTTATATTTTCAAATCTATAAGAAAGGTCGTTCTGATCGTAATCGTAAACATTAACCTTTTCGCAATAATATTCATTGTTCTTTACACCTACGACTATCTCTATAATCTTTGTTGCCATTTCGTATGTGTAAATAAAGCTATAAGCATTCTCCTCAATGGCCATTTCGAATGCGCCTTTAGCTATATCATTGATTAATTCCCTTCTCATCGCTTAATCGAATATATGATGGTTCAACTTTCTCTTTCTGAGGTTTCTCTTAATTACTTCCATATCCTTGTGGTCGTTAGTGTGGTCCGCAAGTAACTTGATGATTTCGTATATGTCATTTGCGTTGTCCTCAATATCGGCACAGATGTTATTGTCACCAAAGAAACTCTTAGTAAATGGCTTCAAGTGAAAGTAGTACTTCTTCGCTGCATTTTGCATCTGATTGTAGTGCATCTTCTGCTCTTGCTTGTACTGAACATCAAGGAGTCTTAGCGTAGATTGCTCATCCGTGATAAGCTGGTCTAATATATCTGATACCATTGCTATCAAACAGCCATTTACTTGTAGGCGTGTTATTACCTTCTCTTGATTTATATCTGAACTGATTCCCTTGCTCGACATGGCTGTCTTCAAATCTTCTACCGTAACTTTATCGTCTTTCATTGTTCTTATTTTAATTATCAAACCATAACCTGCATACCCTCATAAGCTATGCGATTACTACATAATCATGGAAGTTGAGATACCATATAGTCTATCTCCTTATCCGTAAGTTCCAGATTGTTCTTAAATTTGAATTTAATGATAGCATTAATTCCGACCTCGCCTTCAACCAACTGGTAAATAGCATCTTCGTCAAATCCTCTATCGAGAATTTTAATAATTTCCATCCCTAAATCATAGATTTTCTGCTTGTACTCCTTTTTGAGGTCTGCGTTATTTTTCTCTAAAGCTACAGCTTTCTGGATGAATCCGCATCCGCCCTCAATGGCAAAATCATTGTTGATGTTCTGACACATCTGATCAATGTCCTTGCTTCCGAAGAACTGAGCGAAATAAGTGTCACCCTTCAAGGACTGTAGAATATCGATTTCTTCTTGCTTTGTCATAACTAATCCTCCTGGTCTAATTTATCATATTCTTTATCCAACTCAACAAGTTTATTTGTGAAATAAACCATAGTATCTTTCAACAGTGAAAGCATATCTTTGTGGTTGAGAATGTCGCCAATCGCCGTGTAGTACTTAAGGTTGTCGTTTGCCTCAAGAAGGTCAAATTCTCCACAGCTTGCCACATTGGTGTTAAAAGACTCTTCCTGGAAGTTGCCATCTTTTTTCTGGTAACGAATTTCCAGGCTTCTGTCTCTTTCGACTCCTTTTAAAATCAAACGAACGTTAAGTGACTTAAAACCTAAGTTGATATATTCTACCTCCCAATCAGGACAAACTGAAATTACGTTAATAATCTTAATCTTGGCTGACTCAAGTGTATTCTTGATGTTCTTTCTAACCTCTGCCTTCTTAGTTTCAATTGAATTATTCATAATCTTTATAATTTTAATTGGTTCAACTTGTAAGGTAGGCTCTGAATAGTCAAAAGTACTACCTTTTATCTATATGCAAAGGTACGAAAATTATTTGATATATGCAAATATACTAATAGATATTTTAGTTAAAAATACTAAATGCGTTAAATATATGCGAATATATCTGTAATTTTGCCATATCTAAACTTCGAAGATTATGATAGATTTTAATGAACTTTTTAAAAGAAATGACGTTGGCAGCATCATAGGAGAGCTGAAACAACGAGTGCTGGATATTCCACTTTGGAGTACCCTGTTGTCTGAGTATGAGCCTATGCTCCATGAAATCGTAAACGACCACGTAGGCAGACAGGACAGAACGCTTGATGACGGAATTGTAGAAAAGGCAGCTAGATTGCCTATCGGATTGGAGAAGCTTCTTACACGAAGAATCTCTGAATTTACAATGGCTATACCAGTCAAGCGTGTATATACGTATAATCAGGCTGACGAGGAACTGAAGACGATTGCGCGTGCCATCGAGAAAATCTACACCTGTGCACACATTGATGCCATGAACATGCACAGAGCAAAGTGCTATTACGCCTCTTGTCAGATGTTCACACTTTGGTACACGCAGAAGAAGCCTAACAAGCTCTACGGCTTCGACAGCCAGTATAAGCTGAAATGTAAGACATTCTCTCCAATGGACGGAGTTGACATCTATCCTTACTTCGATGAGTATGGAGACATGCTCGCCCTGTCATTCGAGTACAAGCGTAAGGTTACTGACACAGAGCACACCTTCTTCGAGACCTATACCGCAGACCATCATTACAAGTGGGACCTGTCTTCAGACGATGAAGAGTCCGGATGGAATTTGGTGGATGAAAATGAGATTTCTATCGACAAGATTCCAGCCGTTTTCTGGTACCGGCACAAGCCATGCTGGGAAGGATTGAAACCTATACGTGAGAATATCGAGTACACCATTTCCAGAAACAGCGATGTTGTGGCATACAATTCCGCTCCTGTCTTGAAGATTGCCGGTGCCATCGTTGGAATGGAGCGAAAGGGAGAGAGCAAGAGGGTGTATAGAGTCAGCGAAGACGGCGATGTTAGCTACGTGTCTTGGCAGCAGGCTATCGAGGCTCTTAAGTATCACGTTGACACTCTCGTCAAGCTTTTCTTCATGCAGTCCCAGATGCCGGACATCAGTTTCGAGAATTTGAAGAGTCTTGGCAATATCGGCTATGATTCAAGAAAGACACTCCTCATGGATGCCCATCTTAAGATAGGAGAGGAGACGGGTGCCTGGATTGAAGGCTTCGAGAGAGAGACTAACGTCATAAAGGCTTTCCTTGCCAAGATGAATACGAAATGGGAGGCTAGAATGGATGAGATTACGGTAGAGCACATCATCACTCCATTCATCCAAGAGGACGAGATGACCCAAATTGAAAAGTGGATGAAGGGCAACGGAAACAAGCCAATCATCAGCCAGAAAGAGTCAATCAAACGTGCTGGCATTTCCGACGACCCAGACGCTACTTACCAAGAGATTCGCGAAGAGGACGAAGCCGAGGCAACCAGAACAGCAGCTACTATGCCTAACTTATTCTCGGAGGAGTAGTCATGAGAAAAAAGAAAGAAGATAAGAAACGGCACTTCTGCCGTGAATGCGCTTATGCTACTGACTTCCATAGTATGAGCCTTAAAGGTCAGCCTATCCTAGCCAAATGCCCATATCAAGAATGGAGCGTTCTTCTCAACTGGGATTGCTGTAAACACTTTAAAATGAAATTGTATGAAAAAGCCAAAACTGCCTAATCAGAAAAAGGCATATAAAGACCTTGGCAAGAGACTGAATGCTTATACCAGGAAAATCATTTCCATCTATGAGACTCTTGCTAAAGAATCATCTAAAATCGCCACCTCCACCGACTTCGATGGGGATGGCGAGTTCTCTTTTGATGATTACCCTAGAACAGAAAAGAGGGTGAACGCCTTGTTGGATTACTATTCAAACAATATGCAGGCGTTGGTCTATAACGGAATATCCGAGGAATGGAAGAACAGTAACACTCTGCAAGATCTACTTGCCAAAAGGGTAATCGGCACCTTTACGAGGAAGATTGCGGAGACAAAACAGAAAGCTTACTTTGAACACAACAATGCGGCAAAGAAGGCTTTCGTGGAAAGAAAGATAAATGGTCTCAGTCTTTCAGAACGAATATGGAACCAGAGAGCTGATGTAAAGGAGGCTCTTGAGAAAGCTCTGTCCGTCGGCATCGAGAAGGGTATGAGTGCTGTTAAACTCAGCAAGAAGGTCAGCAAGTACCTTAATGATTATCCATCACTTGCCAAAGACTATAAGAAGAAATACGGCAAAGCCATAACCATTCAGAACTGCGAGTACAGAAGCGTGCGACTGGCACGTAACGAGATAAACATGGCCTACCGTTCTGCCGAGCAGGAAAGATGGGCTAGGATGGACTTCATTAAAGGCAAAGAGATAAAGCCGAGTGGTAGCCATCCTAAGCATGATATGTGCGATGAATTAGCTGGTATTTATCCGTTGCCATTTGATTGGAATGGCTGGCATGTAAATTGTATGTGCTATGCTATTCCTATTGTTATGAGTGAGGAAGAATATTGGAGCGTAGGCCCTAAACGAAGAGTGTCTGAGGTTCCTAAGCAGTTCAACGACTATATCAGTAGAAACGAGTCCAAGATTCTGTCATCTAAGAGCATTCCTGTATTTCTCACAAACAACGAACAGTATATTACTTCTAGTATAGTCTTGAAAAGCGAACGGGGAAAGCAATTCTTATCACTGAAAGGCGACAAGGAATATACAGATGTGGCCATGAACTCTAAAGGCGGTCTTAAGGCTACTCACGTCAAACACGAAAAGGCAGACGAGGACCAAGAGCCATGCCTGGGTAAAATGACTGGGTATGATCTGGAATATGAATTGAGAGACTTAGCTTACAATAACGGGCATAGTGTTATTTTATGTAAAGAGGGTGAAAGAATGCCTAATACTACTGGCCAATACAAATCTCTCGATATGATTTTTGATGGTGTGCGCATGGATATAAAATCTGTTTGTAGTTATACCTGTAAATACAGAAATCAAATCAAGACCAAAAATAAACAGCTGAGTATTTGGAATGCTCAGCAGAATGACAATAGCAATACCGTTTGTCTTTATTTCCATGATAAGAAAATGTTCAAAGACGAAAGTGTTGTTGAGAGCTATAAAAGTTTTGTTAACGTCGCTAAACAGAACAAACAGCCAATAGTTGTCAAGAATATAGTTTGCGTTATAAAAGATGGCGAAAAATTGATAATAAAGAGATATTCTTTCTAAAAATGAAGCACTGAAACCATCCAAGGTCAAACAGGCCTAATTGGCGCCCCTGCCTGACTCAATTTGGGCTTAGGTTCCGGATGAATTTCAGTGCTTTTATCTTTCTCCTTTACCGCTGCAAAGGTAATATTTTATTTTGGAAAATCCAAATCTTTTCGAATTTTAATTGGTTCAAGCCCTCGCTGGTGCATTTAATGTCTTGTAAGCCTCGAAAGTCAATGTGCTCACGTGCTCACTGATGGTTGTGGAGATTGTCATGATGTCTCCCATAAGGAGCATCGTCTCTCCCTTTCCGACCTCTGTAATGAGACTCAAAAGGCAGTTGATTTCATCCTTAAGCGTCTCGGCTTTCTTCATCAGCGGTGTTGGTGGCTCAACCTTGACCTCTTTCTTCTTCTCACCGGACTGAGAAGCAATACACTTCTCAACAGCCTTCGGCACTCTCGGCTTCGGGAGGTTGCAGATGATGTTCTTCTCCTTCAATGCGAGAAGCCAGCGTCTGCCTCGCTCCGTCCAAAGAGGTCTTCTTATGTACTTGCCCTTGATAAGGTGTGTAGTCACCTCAGTTAGCTGGTAGGTGGAGTAGGGACTTGTCAGCATCCACTCATAACCCTGGTTGAACGCAAGGCCAACCTCCTTCAGCTCTTCGTACAACTTCTGTGCGCTGCTCATGCCCAACTCCTTCGCCATCTGCGTAGTGGAGTAGATGCCTTTTGTCATGTCGCACTTCTGCACTTTCTTGAAGCACTCATCGATTCTCTCCTGGAGATCACCCATGATTTCCTTCTGCCTTTTTAACCACTCCTGGTCCTTTCTAACTTCGACCAGCATTTCCTTTGCGAACTCTTTCAAGCTCATGTCTGCGTTTGTTGCCATAAGTTTTTCGTATTAAGCAACCATCAAGCTCATTTTAATAGAGAAGGGCAGCCGCTTGTCACGCCCTCGAAAAACAGCCTTAGAGAACCAGCGTCCCGGTCTTATCTCCTTGGCAGGTCGTAACGTTGCAGTTGCCCTATTTAGTAGGCTCTTAGACAAAATTACTACCCTTTTTCTATATGCAAAGGTACGAAAATTTTGCCAATTTGCCAAATCTTTTAACCAAAATTACGAATTTAAATCGTTGATTATCAGTGTATTATATTAACTTCTTTTCCGATTGCTATAGCAACGCTCCAAAGAACTTTTGCCTTATGCTTATCTTCTTCTTCCATCGTAACAAACGTATCGTTATGATAAAACTTCATAATATTATCATATCTTTCTTTTTTAAAGAAGCACTCAAATCGCTTATTTTGGAAATTGCGACTATAAATATAGACAACCCAGTCACGATATGTTTCTGAAGACAAAGGGTAAGTACCTTTTAAGTCAAATCTTCTGATGTAAACAGAATCATCTTCATATACCATACCTTCATCAACAATCGACTGACTGCTATCAAATCCATGCTTAATGCTATCTATAAAAAAGTTATATCTCTCTTCTGCTTCAGAATGGAAACGATTGATACATCCACACAAGAAAAATACAAAAATTAATGGTAATATCTTTCTCATGATTTAAATCTTTGTTTAAATATTGCTTGGTGTACTAGTTTCTTCTTTCTCATCAAATTCACCTTTCTCATCGAGATATTTGATAGCTGCTTTGACTACAAAAGAAAATCCTCTAAGAACGAAAGACGCTATTATACCCTCCATAGAGTAGATAATAAAACCGAAGGCTTCTAATCCAGACAAGGAAGAGCGTTCATAACTACTATATCCATTGGAAGAGGTTATAGTAACAAACCAAATAATAAAGGTTACTATCAGAGCAAGAATAGATATTACAGCTAATGCATCGGCAATATTGCCTAAATGCTTGCCTACTTGAGGTACAAATTTTCTATTTCCCATATGATGCGCCCGTCATGCCGGTAGCTAAGCTTTAGTTAATAATCCGTCTATCAGATTAATAACGCATCATATGGTACTTTATTGTGTTGAACCAAAAAATCTAAATAAACTTTTCAAGATAGCTATAACGTTTAGACTCTCTTTTACAGTAGTCAGAAAAGTCCTTATAACGCTCTACCTTTCCGTAAAGTTTAGGGTAGTCCATCATCTCGTCCAGCATCTCTTTGCTGAACTCGGTGAATCCAAAGTTGTAGCCACTCTCTCCGCCCTGTATAGCACCTGTCCCATGTTTAGCTGAAGGCTTATAATTGTATGTTAGGCTTATTCCTCCTTCTGATGTATATCTGGCAAGCTGATAATATAGAAACTTTCCGTCCTTTCGAACGATATAGCCATACGTTTGCTTAATTGCAATGACACGATAGCCAAGTTCCTTGATTTCCTCAAGTCTGTTTTTCATAAGCAAAGCCCCCCATTCTGACGTGTATAAAGGCTTTCTTACGTGTATGTCGTGAAACGTTTGAATGAACGTATCAAGCTTTTCGCAATCCCAATCTCTTGGGTAAGTTATGTTGACACATCTTCGCAAGTCTCTTTTATAATTAATAAGGATAAGAGGCTCTGTCTTTGACTCATATTTTCTTTTTAACTTAACTTCTAACTCCATAATTATTTCTCTTCGAATTTATAGTTTGGGCAGCTTCTCTTGTTTTTCCATTGTAAGCAGTACCGGGAACAGCAGACCGTGCCTGCAACCATTTCCGTGCTCGTCAGCAGCCTCGCAAGAGAAGCAGCCGTAATACTCGTTAATATTTAATGCTGTCATTACTCGTAATCCCTAATGTTCAACAATACAGGAAATCTCGGCACTCCAGCATCAGAATAACCCTGGTGCTGAACAGTCGCCGCCATACCTATCAACTCGTACTTGTCGGCTAAGTATTGGGCTCTGAGTGACCTTGGACCTACTGGGCGGGCGCAGAACTCATGCTCTCCACACTTCAGTTTGAATATAGCGGTACCCGCATCATTGCCCTCCGCTTCCAAAACATCTACCACCTTGAACTCCGTCGTATCGAACGATTTCAGCTTCATAAGGTCATTGCTTCTGCCCTCGGTATAGATTCCATCTGCATTTCTGATAATGGCACCCTCGTAACCGGTGGAAACGAATATCTTGTGCCATCGCTTGATGTCCTTCTCTGAATGGGCAACGAAAGTCTGCGTAAGGTACACAGGTCCGTTTGGATCAATGGGAGCAAATTCCTCCTGCAGAGCTTTCCATCTGGTAGCAAAGCTTCCTGGAATCTGTGCATCGTAGATAACCATACGTAGCTTGTCGGTCATGGTAGAGCGGCACTTTACAGCAGAACATATCTGTTGAAAGGTCAATTCCTGGTGGTTGTATATCTCACCATCCAAAGGAAGCATACCGCGGTGCTTCTCTCCCCACGCCTTAATCTGAGGAACATCATATTCCTTGCCACCTCTCGATGTGAGATGAACCTCACCACCTTCTCCTTCATGAAGGACGCATCTAACTCCGTCGTATTTAGGCTGAACGAAGCAAGGAAACTTCGTCTGTGACGGATAATATCTTGTTGCTAACATTGGTTTCATACGCTACTTAATATCTGAGATTATTTTAATTCTCAATGGAGTACCATTCACTCTGTGCGCGACGAAAGACAACAGGTCCGTATAAAAGCTACTATAGCACTCTACACTAGAGCTTTCTACTTCAATGGTGATAATCTCTTTCATAGCCGTTTTCCGTATCTTCTGTGAATCTCATCGTAAATGTATGCTCCACTCGTATGCGGAGCACTAAACATTAAGATGATGCAGTTATCTACCTTTATCTGGTTTGTCCTGACTACCTTGTCATTCTTGACGTGGTCGCAATAGACCGTGTTGCAGGAGTGATATAGGCGCATCGTGCGCCCATATCTGTCTGTTCCTATATTCTCTTTGTACATAGCTAGTCCTCCAAATCTACATCAAAAGCAGCTTCAACAACATTTTTGATATCCTCTGTGAAACCGCAAATTCCGTTGTACTCCAGCCAATGATCCAGCAGCTTCGTGTTAGTCATTTCAGCTACTTCGCTCTCACTATACTCTGCCTCTTCTACGAGGTACTTCATCAAATCATTCTTATCCATATTACTTGATTTTATTAATGTCACAAACTAATACATTACCTACTATTACGTCTCTGATACCTGCGATGTTCACAAGCATCGTGGCGTTCTCGTTCTGAGGAAGGTCGTAAACCTTGCCTTCCTCATTAACTACCATCACCTGCGAATTGCTGAGTCTGACCAACTCGATGTGGCCACCTACAAATCCTCTCAACTCCTCCAATGAGAAATCCGTTCCGTTGGATGGCTCCACATTCTTCTTGGCACCATCAGTGAATATTACTGTTGACAACATAGGCTAATCATTCTCTTTGCATTATTAATAGAATAAGTCTGTGTCTTGCCGTCGATATAGACGTATCTCTGACCAAACATATCCTCAAAAACCTGGATGATGTGCTTCTTGTATTTGAGAAGCTTTGTTTCAAAAACACTGTCCATAGCTAAACCTCCTTTATTGAAATGTTCTTACCAGGGTTGTGCCCTCTGCTTACTGCAATGTCATAAGCATCCGTCATATTTTCGTAATCACTCTTGTTCACGTTCTTCTTATGTTCGAACTCAACCTTTTCTAAGGTCTTGTCATCCATACCGTGAAACACCTCCTTGTAGAATGTAACTAATAAAGTACTCATAATCTTTATAATTTCAATTGGTTAGAAATTATACAAATCACTTACCTCGTCAATATCAACGACTTCGTAGGAGAGGCTATCAATCTCAGAGGAAGATATGCCTTTTGTTTTTATGTATTTCTTGAACTTCTCTACGTTGCTCGTTCCCATAATAAATATGTCACCGCTGTTAAAAACGAATCTATTGTCATTCTCAACGAGTACCATAATCATTGACTTTGGAGCATTGGTAACTTTAATTGTCTTCATAATCTTTATAATTTTAATTGGTTCAACTTGTAAGGTAGGCTCTGAATAGTCAAAAGTACTACCTTTTATCTATATGCAAAGATACGAAAATTATTTGATATATGCAAATATACTAATAATTATTTTAGTTAAAAATACTAAATTACAATAGATTGATATTCAAATAGTTAAGGCGCTTACTCTCACGAGCAAACGCCTTACGAGCATAGTTAAAAAATATGAAATTACAAGAATCCTCCTTGCCTGAGCTGTGCATCGGTAGCATTGTTAAGCCACTCCTCGCACTTCTCTATGATGCCCGTACAAGCGTCCGGCGCATCATCGTGGGCGTTATATCCTTCCTTTCTGTAGGATTTCATGTCGTGGGCAAACTCCGGCCACAACTGCTCCCAATTAGAAGGGAATACTAATTTATTATTTACCTCGCTGGAGCGAGTGAAAATTCTAATCTGTTTGTTCTTCGATTGCGTGAACGTTACGAACTGGGTGATTCTGTTTCCGTGTTCCCTTGTTATGCGCTCAACATTGCGGGCATAAGAGCGTCCACCGTTGTTACTCTCGACGAAGCACACGTCTGTCTGATTACGCTTAACCATATTGGCTTGCGCTGGCTCCGTGTATTCCATCGGTCGCTTAGTGTATAGAACATCGGTAACATAGTAACCGTCATCATGTGCATCGAAGCATATAGAGCAAAGGAAGTCGAAACCAGTATCTGCCGAGTCGGTGTAGTTGCCAATCATTCTTGCATACCTTCTGTCCGGCAGCTCGTCGTATGTTCTGAAGGCATGGTACATAAGACCTTCCATAGGGGTAGGGTTCTGCATGTACTGTGTCTCAAATACGAACTCGCTGGCATGCTTGATTTTATACAGCTCTTCCAGTGTATGCTTCCATGGCCACAATGCTCGCTCCTTTCCGTCCTCGTCTGTCTGTATTACCGGGAGGGAAACAACCTTCCACTCATTTGGCTCAATCTCTTGAAGGTAACCGCACAAATCGTGCTCGTGCAATCTTTGCATGACGATGATAATTGGCGTGTGACGCGAGTTTACACGGTTACGGATGGTTGTCTCGAAGCGTCTGTTGATAGACTCTCTTACATTATCAGACAAGGCATCATCTGGTCGTAAAGGGTCATCGATAACTATGGCTCCCGAAAAGTGACCAGGGTTGAACGTAGCCATGAACTTATCCATGTTCTTTATGTCTTCTTCGGTCCAGTCTGGCTGACCTGCACCAAAACCTGTGATCTGACCCAAGGTAGATGTAGCATACTCACCACCACCTGCCGTTGTGCTCCATTTTGATCTTGTGTTATCGTTCTTTCGGATTTTGACATTCGGAAATAATGTTTGGAAATATGCGGAAGTTATCGTGTCCTTGACCGCCATTGAGTTGTCTTGGACGAGACTTCCGGAATAAGATATATGTAGAAACTTTGAAGCAGGGTTCAGCGCAAGACCATATGCGATGAACATCTGTGAGCACAAGAGGGTCTTTCCATAACGTGGGCTGATGTTGATAATCAGCTTATTCGTCTTTCCTCTTATAACATCCATGAGCGCATCACATATAATCCTATGATGTTCGCCTATAACATACTCACGTCGGGCAGTATAGGCGAACATCTTGGTAGTGAATTGCAGTAGGGATGAAGCCACTAACTGCTTATGGAGAAAACGTTGTTTCTCAAAGTCCATTTATCTTCTGTAATTCTTTAATATCATCCAAGGATAGTTTAGGGAACTTGAAGTCCTCACCATCCTTGCCTGTTACTTCTTGAATATGCTTGTCTGCCAATCCGTTGAGCCTTGCAACAATGCTGGAATCAAACTGATGAAGCATGGCGCCATCAATCTGCTGGGCCATCACGACATTCTCAATCTGTGTTATCACCTGCTCAAAGCCTGGTCTCTTAAGATTACCTCTCTTGAAATCCGCCCATTTCTGAACGATGCCACAGAAAGCACAAAATCCGACAAGGGTATAGGCTCTTCTGAAAACCCTTACCTCTTGTCTCATGGAATTTGTGGATTTGCCGCTGCCACCTGCAATGGAATTGCTACCAGTCTTTTGCTGCCAAGGGTCGTTTTCAACATCATCACAGTAAGCTACAAACTTATCCCATAATTCCTGAGAAGACTTAATCTTGTATGGTCTTCCAACAGGATTGGGAATTCTATGTACGAAAGACTTTACTTTCGGCTGTGATGATTCATCTGTCATGGCTTCTTAACTTTTACCAGTTTACCGCAAGCGGAACAATTATACTCATAATACTCTGAAGGCTTGACCTGGATATTCTCCTCAACGCCCTTCATTTCCTCCTTGAACTTCTGGTCCTTCTGGGCTTCGGTTACGACCTTCTTAGCCGTATGGTTAGTCTCAGCCTTGGAAGGTGCGGCCGCAGGTTTCTGTTCCTTTGGCTTAGCATTGAGTCCAAGCATACCGGCAATGCTCTCATCGAAAGCAAACTGAATGCTGTTAGGATCACCGAGATAGGAGAGCTCCTTGCGAAGCTTCTTCTCGTTCCAAGTGGCGAACTCGGACGTCTTGTCATCAGCGATTCTATACTGCTTAATCTGCTCATCAGTCAGATAGTCAAGACGAATGCAGGGAACCTTATCCATTCCCAATGCCTTAGCTGCCTTATACACACCGTTACCTGTTACAATTACGTTGTTCTTGTCAACGGAAATAGGCTGAGTGATGCCGAAATCCTTGATGGACTGCATGATTGCCTGTACTGCCGTCTCGTCGGTCTTGTGCGAACCGTCATGAGGCACGATACTGTCAATAGGTAACTCAATTACCTTGTCATTAATCTTAATCTCTTCCATACCTGTTAATCCTCAATTTCTATTGTTTCCATATTTCCACAATATGGGCAAACGACCTTCATATAATGTGAACCGTCCTCGCGCTCTTTGAGAACGAACAAATCCTTGGCAGGGTCTTCCTCCTCATCCGAAGGAGCTTCCTCGCTTTCGCCAGCCTCTTCATTTGATGGAGTCTCGAAGTTCTCATCATCAACCTGAGAATAGTCATTCTGGAAGCCACCATACTCTTCTGCCTGCTGGTTGATGCTGTCGAGAGAGAAGTTGAGCATCTGATTGATGTCCTCAAAGAAGAATGCCTGCATATCTGTAGGAACCTCCATGTTGCGCAATTCCTCCAAAAGCTGGTCTTCATCAAAGGAAGATTTCTCTGCCAGCTTGTTATCGAGGATGCGGTACTTCTTTGCCATTTCGTCGTCCATATCCGAGTAAACGACAGGAACGAACTCCATTCCCAACTGGTAAGCAGCCACATATCTTGTGTGACCGGCAATGATTACACCTGCCTTATCAACGAGGATAGGCTTAACGTATCCAAAACGCTTGATACTCTCCTTCGTAGGCTCAACCGCATTCGTATTGTCACGAGGGTTGTCATAGTAAGGAAAGATTTCACTGAGTTTAACTACCTTTACTTTCATTTCTTATCCTCCTTCTTCTTGGCTGTCTCTCTTGCTACGCGTCTCTCGTCGACAACCTTTTCGATAGCCGCATTGTACTTATAGTTCTTGAAAATCTTGGCGAAACCGGTAACAAACTTAAGCTTTACAAGCTCTTTCTGCTCCAGACCTACCTTTTCGCAAATCTCACGCTCAGACACACCATCTCTGAGCATATTGAAAACGATGTTTACCATTCCATCGACAGAGTGACTTCCACGGGCACGATTGTGTCTTACGGTTGATGCCATACGCTGGTCAATGTCCTTGTCTAGGACTACAATCGGCAGCTTTCCGCCACATCGCTCATTGATGTCCGCAAACTTGCGAATAACGAGGTTTCTGTGGAAACCGTCGATGATTACATACTTCTGCAGCTTCTCGTCCCAAATGGTAACGATAGGCATTGTGTAACCGTCTTCCCTCACGGATGTATAGAGAAGACGCATTTCCTTATCTGCTACGTGGTTAGGGTTGTAGTTGTTGGCTACAACCATATCCTTGTCAACCCAAAGCACGCAATCTACTGGGTTGACTTTCTCCGGAGATAAGGAACTGATATACTTTCTGAGGTCGTTCAAAAACTGCACCTTATCCTTGGCAGCATCAAACTCCTTCTTGATGTTCTCTTGAAGATTCATATTCCTTATTAGCTTTTTCTATTTTAACATAATTGTCGCTCAAATACTGACGCAAAGAACGCTCTACACTCTGAATGCGCTTCATGCCGAAATCTTCCGCAATGACGCAGACGGCACTTGTATAGCCAATCTGATGTATGACATAATCAATACACTCCTGGCAATGACCGGCTTTAGCTACATTTCTCTTCTTGGCGGAACGGTAGCCTTTCTTGATAGTCTCCGCATTCTTCTTGTCTTCACAAAGATTGTCTGCGAGATAATCAACGTATTCATCCCAATCCTTGAAATAAGGTGGCAAGTTGTAGCAGTATGTTGCCACTTCGTTAAAGACGTGTACAGATGTATTGACGTTTGCCACTCTTCGCACCAGCTTGTCGTAGAACCATGGATCAACCTCCTTGATGAAACCTAAGTCGTGGATAGCCTGCTCATGGATGAGGGAACTAACTCGGCATGCTCTGAGTGGCTTCTGCGTGAACTGATAGTTATAGAGCTTGCAGTACGGAAGCTTGTTGCTAAAGATGTAATACCATACATCATGAACCTTCCAATCCCAAATAGGGTAGAGCACCAGACTTCTCGGTGTGCCGTCTTTATAATATCCGCCACCACCTCCCCATGTTATGCCAGGAAGACATTCGCCTCTGGTAAGACCAGACAAACGTGCCGGCGATTCCTCGATACGGACACCGCCCAAAGTTAGGTAGTCTTTGCCAAAGAGCATTCTGTGTACCTGATCGAGGGTCTTGGAGAAATACTGATTGTGAGGGATTTCCAAATCTCCATAAGAATCTGGTTCCTTCTCACGAATCCATTTTTCTCCAGGCCCCCATACATTGAACCATTCTCCCTTTGAGGCATTCCATTCCTGGAAGTATGACTGAATCCAATATGGCTCAACCCACGGCAAGTGCATGATGTATCGTATATACTCGATAGTCATTGGAGTCTCTGCCTCTTGGTCTAGGAAGAGGACGGGAATCTTTTCAATTCCCATCTCCTTCATAACCTCGTGAGCAAGGTTGAGAACCACGGTAGAGTCCTTTCCTCCCGACATCGTCACGACAATCTTACGCTTACCATAAAACTCCCGAAAGATGTATCTGAATCTTTCAAGAGCTGCCTCATAAACGTTTTTGTCACTGTAAAATATCATTTCTTATTTCTATTGTTTAATAATACCTTGTCGCTGGAATTGCTGAAATGGGTGTCAAGGTAATCCTTAAGTCTGCCCATCATTTCATTGTTGTTGTGACCGCGAGCGGCATTGTGCATGATTGTTGCATATCTCAACTTCTCTTCGTCAAAATCAACAAAGCATACAGGAACCATCTCATATCCAATGACGCAGGCGGCACGGTATCTGTTCTCTCCGTCCACGATCTGCATCGTCGAGCGGTTTACAACGATAGGCTGAGTAAATCCGAAATAGAGCAACGATTTGATGAGAAGGTCAAAACTGTCTGCATCATGCGTATTAGGGTTATAGTCATTCGGATAAATGTCGTCAACCTTAACGTATTCTATATGCAGCGGCTTCACCTGCTCAACCTCGATATTGTCCTTCGCCAATTTCAAGGCTAGATTTTCCTTAGAGTTTTTTGTATTCATCGAGAAATTCCTTGTTTACTATTTCCTTAACCCAATCCTTGCTTGACTTAGCCAAATAAGGATTCTTGAACTCACTCTCCCAATCTACAGACTCTACATCAAACTGGTTGTCGTAGGTCTTGCTGTTTCGAGGAATGCCACCTACTGCGCCTGGATTGTTGAACGTGCTTCTGTATGCACCGAAATGCTGAACCAGACCGGGAACGATGGCGTAAAGGTCGATACCCTTTGCCTGAAGGTATGCCTTAAGACGCGAATCATCATAACGTGTCTGATCATCCGTCATCTTGTTTGATGTTTCAACAAAATCCTTGGCAAGGTCGTTTGGATATACGCTTGCCTGCAGCCAGAAGTTTGTCTTTGTAGAGATAACGTGCTTGCCCTTTGCGTAACAATCAGTATAGTCACCATTTGTTGGATTGTAGAAACTGATAACGTTGTTTTCTGGAGCAAAAGAGAGAATATGTAAAATCTTGGCAAGAATGTTACGGTCGAAGGTAATGTCATCATGGATAATCATACGATGGGTTCCTTCCGCTACCTCTTGCGTCAACGCTTGGGAATAATTATCCCAAAGACCCTTACCTCGGTCCATAGAGATACTGACAGGAATGCCATAGGGCTTCGTGCTGGTCTCTATCAACTTCTTAAGGTAGTTACCCTCACGTTCTCGCTTCGGAACATTGAGGATGATAATCTGAGAGAGTTTAATCATATGCGTAATTATTTAGTTACTGTCCATTCTCCACCTCGCTTGGCAACCTTGCTGATGGCTACAGCCAAACGATTTCTGTTCATATCGCTACCATAGAAAACCTTGCCAGCAGCATAGGCTGCTTGGGCAACAAGTCCTTGACCCATGAAGAAGTCTGTGATAGAGCTGAACGGAACATCCTTACAAATCTTGAACACCGCATCCCATTCATCCATTCCCTGGAGTCCCCAGTCTTCTGCCTGCTTGGAGCCTTGGATAATCCAACACTTGCAATCTGGCTTATGATAATAGGTGTTCTCGTAGATTTTTACATGAGGGAATAACGATTCTACCATAGGAACCAACTGCTTCTTATTTCTGTAGAAGCACTCGACGAATAGTCTGTCCGGATTAATCTGCTCGATGCACCTCTTGATGTGGGCAACGAACTCATCAAAATTGTCAACTGGGCATTGCTTCTCCGCCTTGGTGTAATACGCTTTGAGGACTCCTTTGCTTCCTGCTGGGTCGATGAATACGCAGTCGGCATTCTTTGAAAACTCTGGAAGCCCCAAAGTAATATCGGCAATGGTAATCTTGCTACCATTGCCTAAACTGTAAATCTCGCCTTCTGTGATGGGGTATTTATCAATACTGCCATCATAACGCAAACCTTTCTGTGATGTCATACGCAATTTACTATTAAATAATTGTGATACTCTGATACGTTTTCTTCACCGAAAAGACTGCACAAGACCTTCTTGGAATAGAAGAAATGCCTAAATTCTACATCGCATTTCTCGTAAGTGACGGGGTGATACGTCTCCTTGTAAAACATCAAGAACTTTCGGGCTTTACACCGTGATATTGAAAGAACAGCATACCGCGAAAGATAAGATGGAGAGCCGAACAAAGCTACAATGTTATCAAAATTCTTGCAGTCCAGGTTTTTACCGTCGAAAGGCTCGCAGACTACCCTTTCCTTATATTCAGGGTGTTTGTTAATGAACTGCTCCAACATTCCTTTACTAGGATCAACTCCTAAGTATTCCTGCGGGTCGATTTCTGCAATCTCTGTAAGTAAGCCGGTTCCGCATCCGATGTCTAGAATTGAACCACTGAGAGGTGGGAGATTTTCCCCCACCTCGTGGTTCTCAACGAGACTCATTTCATCACGAAACAAAGTGTCGTACTTACTTGCTATTTTATCATACTGGGAATATTTCATTTTCTAATGTCGTCTGTTGCCAGATGATTTTTTTACTTGAAATGGTTATGAAATTCTTGTGATTGTATATGTTACAATTCGGGAACATTGATTTCAGCTGCATTCTGTCGTAGGTGAAATGGTGCATTTCCTCGAACTCTGCAGGGGTGTAGTCATCCTTGTAGAACATAAGGCAATAATCCAGACCACTCTCGCCCAGTTTACGGAGATACTGAGGCATGAAGTAGGAAGCTGTACCGAAAAGAGCAACCACAACGCTGTCTGCCGACATCCATTTCTTTATCGCCTCCTCAAAAGAAATAGTAGAACATCTTCGGAAAAAACCAGAGGTCTTATCCCTGAACTGCTTGATTGCTTTCTTGCTAGGATCAACTCCATAATACATTTCCGGTTTTATCTTGGTGTAGGCGACGAAGTCTCCGTTTCCGATGCCTGCCTCGAAAAATCTTCTGTTCTTGAACGTGAACATGATAGATCTTGCCATCACGTCCATCTCCTGGTTCGAATAGATTCGCGGTATTGGCCACTCAAGGAAATCGAACTCGTTGAAAACCTTCTGTCTGTTCAAAATCCAAGTAGTCTCGAATGGGTCACCCATCGTCCAATACTTATAACCGTCAATGTAAAGGTAAGGGAAATTATACTTTCCCCATCTTTCGTGGACTCCATTGTCTCTTTGTGCGCTGACGAAGTAATAGAATTCATCACGTGTCAAAGCGCATTTGTCTCTGTGGATATACTCGTGAGGAACGTCTATCATAGAAGTAGCCCATTGCCACTTACAACGCTTGATGTACTCTCTGAGCTTACTGTAATCGTATTCCATTGCTGCAAATTTAAATAAAATATTTGATGATTAAATACTTAAAATCTAAAATTAACTATATTTTAACATAAAAACATGAATATATGCAGGCTTGATAGCCTAAAACACCATAAAATAGGCTCTTCTTATACGCAAAGGTACGAAAATTATTTGATATATGCAAATATATCAAACGGAAATTTTAGTCAAAAATACTAAAAAATTACGCCGTTCTGCTTGCTCTGTTCGGAAGCCTAGATTCTATCTGCCATAGATTGTCGTTGATGAGTTTTAGGATAGTATCGTGGAAAGCTGAGTTTATGTTTCTGTGGCCCTGGCATTGAACAACGGTAACATCGGCTAAGTTTACCTCGATTGTCTCCATACGCTGTCCGTTTACCTTGGCAGAAAGTATGAGACAGTTCGGCTTTCTGTTCACATCGTAATAGCCGTTTCTAAATACACAGTGCCCCATCTCTTTTCCTTCTTCAAAGAACTCCTGGACGGACTTAAGAACCTGTATGTCTATGGCGCCATCCTTTATGTCAATGTCAAAGAACTGCTTTCTTCTGGCAATATAAACATTAGCCATTGCTTCTGCCTTTTTCTTATTCTCCTCTTCGGCTTTAGCTGCTTGCTCCAGGTACCTGAGTTGCATTTTTTCTTCAGCAATCAAGCGCAGTTTAGTCATTCTGTCCTCCATCTTCTTTTTCTTGTTGTCAGCAGCCTTAAGCCACTTGTCGTGTGCATCGTGAAGATTCTGCGGGCAAACTATTGAAGGGTTGCGTACATCTTTCTTAAGATATATGATACTGTCGAGCATATCCCACCATAAGCTGTCATAAAGATATTCTGCCTTTCCGTGTCTGACTACAATCTTAATAGCTGACATTTTTCCTTTGTCAAAGACTGCTTCGTGATACTTGCACATTTTCCACATATCAACATCTCGTCTCATGAGGGTTTCATTGTACGTGTTAGCATTAACAGAACGAAAGATTTCATCACATGAAATTTTTTTCTTGAAGTCTCTGAGAGCATACTTATACTTGTCTTGAACCGAGGCATAATATACTCCATCAAATCCAAGTTCGCGTGGGTCGCCAAGGTAGCCCCATACAGTATGTGTTCTCACTTCCAAATTCCCGCTTGAAGTAAAAGCGTCTGTGAAATATCCGTTAATCCTCTGTCTGGCAAGGAAGACGTATTTCCCGTCTTTCATCCATTGTTGCATACACTCCTTGAAGTAGATTTTTTCTTTAACAATCTTATAAAACCGAAACTTTGCTCTTATCTGAAAATATCTGAGAACTTGCCATCCTTTGAAAGTACATACAAGATAAAAACACCCTCTTGAAAATCTGTCTCTATACTTATAAGCGACGTCTTCTGAAATACAAGTTTTGATGGCCCACTGACGTTGTTTGTCAGATAACTCTGGTATTCTAACGGATAGTTTGACGACTTCACGCTCTATCTTATTTCTTGGTTTCATAACTCACATAATTAAAAATCAAACAAACTCAACTGCCCAACCTCGGCATCCTTCTTTCTCTTGGCCTCGGCTTTCTTCTTCAAGCGCTCCTTCTCTGCAGACTCCTTCTTTTTGAGCTCCATAATCTTAGCTTGCTTGAACTCCTCCTCTGCCTTCTTCTCCAAACTCTCCTTGGTTTGGTCTGAGAGGTTTGTAACGATGGTGCAATTTATGTTCTTGCTGAATGAAACCTCTTCTTCATTATAATAATGAACCGCAAGACCATAAATCTCATCATCATCAAATCCTTGTCTTCCGGATTTCTTGACCTTTGAGATGATAAAGTCGCAGCAGTCATCGATATTCTTGTTCGGCTTGGCGTAATCCTTTGCGAACAGTTCGTCCTCTGCTGCTCGTTTGTCAAGATATGCCTTGATTACCTTCTTGAATGTTTCTGTTCCTTTCATAACCTTTCCATTTTTTGAAACCGATAGGCTTGTTTCTGAATCCCTTACGGAATGCTTCTCTCATAGAGATGCAAATGAAATCTACGCTGCATTGTGCCAAGCCCGTACAAAACGCACAATCCTCGCAATCATCCATTGGTTCCGCTACATACACGATGCCATTAATGACTATCGCTGCCTTCTCCTTCAAAACTGCCATTTCTTTTCTCCAGTAATAACCTTGATCTTGTAAGCCTTCTCGCCATATCAAGCTCTCTGGCTCTTGTAGCCTTGTCTGTAACAAAGTTGGCAGATTGTTCTAACACTTTAAGCAGCTCCTTGTACTCTGTCTTTGTTGTCTTAATATTCATTTTCCTTCATAACTTCAATAATTCTGCAACCAGTGAAATCATCAGCAGAAAGAACGATCTCCTCATTCTCGATTTTCTCTTCTATCATGGCACGAGCATCTTGTCTCGTTTCTGCATCCACGATAACGTCTTTACTTAACGTTTCCTCTATATGAACTTTAAATTTCATTATGTAACCTCCCATGTTTCAATGTTAAACTCGTAGCTTTTGCCGCTACATTGACTTTGCCCGATATTGCGCAAATCTCTAATCTGGTCTTCCGAAGCTCCGTTAGCCTCAGCGGTTGCGTAGCATTTCTCAAGATTATCGGCTACTCTAAGCAATTTGCCACTTCCCTTTGAATGCCAAGCATCTTCTTTATAAATCAAGTACACCGTCATAATTAAATTTCTTTGAAATGAACACTCGTTTTATCTTTTCTTTCAACCGCTGTGCAAGCTAAGTCTTTACAGATAACATCTGTGTCCCGACGTTGTATGTTCGGCACGCCGACAAAACAATCAGCACAATCTCCATGTTTTGTTACTACACAGGTTCTTCCGTTTATAATAAGTTTCTGACCGATCGGATAGTCTGATGCTTTATCGAACCGACCAACCTTAATAATACTTTCTTTGCTCATAGTTAATCCCCATTTTCTTCCCGATAACGAAGATATAAATCACAGTTGTCGCAATCTGACTTACAATCGTAATTGTTGGCGCAAGCTATAAATAATTCACTTCTTTTCATAACCTTTTAGATAACAAAATAAATAAGTCGTAAATCATCTTCTTGCAAGCCTCCATATCTTCCAGTACATCCCTCATGCGATATGGTGCGCCATTCTTTCCATGGCCCTCGTTGTCCAACCATAAATATGCTTCACTGTCAACATCATATTCTACGTAACGTTGGTGAATGCTGTTGATCAATTCTTCCGCACTTTCAAATGGTCCGGTTGATATTGAAAAGTCTTGACCTGCAGGTGAATATTTTGAAAAGAGTAATCCTTTTCCATTTGAGTATTCCTCTTCGGTAACAGACCAGGAATCAGACTCTGCTATTTTTATTAATTCTTCTATTTCCATACTGATTAAATTTTAAAGGTCGGGTGCCGTCTTTCCGAGCTGCCAGATAAATATTATATTATGTATTAATAGTAGTAAATCCCGACCATTGTTTTGTTTAACGATGTTTACTTCATTCTACATGTTTCACCTCCAATCTTATTTAGTTTAACTTCCATATCCTGTAAATCTGCCAACGGCAGAACTTACGCTTTCATTAGTTACAGACCCCGGCTTCAAGAAGTACTTGTAATGCGTGCTTCTCTCCAACCTCTCACTCCAGCAGAAACCGAAAGCATCGAACTCTTTGCCACACCATTCATGTGCGTAGTAGTATTCGCTGGCATGCACCTTTTGCTCCTTGCTGAGCTGTAAGAACAATGCGCAATACTTATTGTGCTCTGTTGGATTCTCTTTAAAATCCTTCTCAATCTGCTTACGCTTCTCGGTGTATTCAGCCAATTTCTGCTGATACTCTTCCTCGCTGTCGCAAAGATAATAATCTGTGTCAGTCCAACGGCTATCCCAATAGGAATTGGAAGACTGATGTATATGATAAATATTCTTCATAATTGTATATTTTTGTTAGAAGGTAGGCTGCCGTCTTTCCGGCTGCCAGATAAGAATAAGGTATCTAACTTGTGGGTGTCCTTAATACCCGTCATGTTAAACCTTACTTTTGCCTACCTTTATAATAAGTATATAAATCCATCATACTATTATAGAACCACTGCCACGCAACAATCTCTTTCTGCTCTTTGGTTATATTTAGATCATCAGTAATCATCTTTCTGCGCCAGTTTAGCAATCTATCGCAAGATTGGATGATTCTTGCAATCATCACATGGGCGACATTCTCCATCATTACCGCCTCGCCATTTACCATCTTCAGGGCATACTTTTCAGCATAATCGTGCCAAAGGTCATAGGCAACTGAATCATTATTGAGCATCAGATAGAGTTCTTCCATGTCTGCCGTTCTCGTGTATTGTACCATTTCCTTTACTACCATAGCTATCTCTTCTCTAATGTTATACTTACACATATTCCCTGGTCAACACCACCTCTGTTATAATAGCGGCTGCACGTAAAGCCAAGGCTATTCAGCCAATCCGTAATAGCCGGATGGAGCTTGTATGGAGCATAACAGTCTCTCCACCAATCCTTGCTATCCGGGTCTGGAATTTTCCAATCATGTGAAAAGTGTTCCGCGCCTCCGATTACTACGTTATCATGTTGCATCAAGTTCTTCTTAATATAAGCAAGAAGCTTTTCCTTGTGTTCCTCAGTGAGTTGAGAAACTCTAGCTGCTCTGATTTCATCGATTAAACTCATGACCGTTCCTCCTTTACATAATGCCTTCCTTCATCAAGAGCTTATACTCTTCTATGCTGTCTCCAACGTGTCCATATAAGCAACCGTCCTCAACGTTCTTCCAATATTCGTGCGGTACAGAGTGCGAAGCCATACTTACCAACACTACAACATAGCCCAAAGACTTGATAAGATTGAAATTTGAATTTTTCATAATTATTCCCTTTCTATTTTTTAAGATTAAAATTGTATAATAGTGCCAAATGGCTGTCATCTAACTCTCTCCAATCATCAACTGTGTCAAGATAAGCCTTGACTTTTGAAAGCGTAATAGGAACCGTTGGATAAGCAGAACAAAATCTGCGAAGCATGTACTCAGAAAGCGTCTCCATAATTAATCCTCCTGGTCTAATTTATTGTACTCATTATATTTAATTTCTATATTGTGTAGGAAGTTCTTCATCTCTGACTGTAACTTATCCTGCAAGTCTTTATTGGACAGAAACACACCCAGAGCAATATAATACTTAGCTTTACTATTAGTACTATCTATATCAATACTGGACGCTGCGTCTATTTCTGTTGCGAACTCAACATTTCCATGGAATCCGCATTTGCATTCATTATACACGACAGTCAACTCTCTGTTCTCATCGCAAGTTAAGGCAAACTTGACTTTTATCTGATTGTGAGAATCTTGAACGTTCACAAACTTCCAGTCAGGGCACACAGAAACTATATTTTCTACAAGTCCACCGAACTGGTTAAACAAGTTCTTAACCTCGTTCTTGATTTCGTTCTTTCTTAATTCAATAGTTGTATTCATAATCTTTATAATTTTAATTGGTTCAACTTGTAAGGTAGGCTCTGAATAGTCAAAAGTACTACCTTTATCTATATGCAAAGGTACGAAAATTATTTGATATATGCAAATATACTAATAAATATTTTAGTTAAAAATACTAAATCTTCGCGCTTTGTAACTCTCTGATTATCAGAATGGTGCATCCGCTTCTTCTGGCTTTTCAAAAGGTACTTGTACATCCTCATTGATTAAATTCGTCTTGAAAAAATTTGTCGTATTTTTATTGAATCCCATAAAGAATTTGAATGTTCCGATATTACGTCCCTTTGCAACGTCTATCATAGCCGTTCCATCAGTAGGATAGTCGTCCTTATTGTCGAATGGGGCAGGGTACGCTCTGTTGTAATACTCTGCTCGATAGACTAGGATGACAACATCGGCAGCTTCTCCTATCTGTCCACTATCGCGCAGTCGGTTCAAGTTCGGCTCGGGACAATTGCTATCTCTAGACAACTGACTTAGGGCGATGATCCATATGTTCAGTTCCTTTGCAAGGTTCTTGAATCTTCGTGCGGCATCACCCATAGCCTGCTCTCTACTGAAACTTGTGCTTTTTGAATTCACATTAAGTATTTGCAAGTAATCAATAACAGCTCCGTCAATATCCTTTTGCATTTTAAGCATTCGGATAGAAAGCAAAATAGAGTCTATATTCGAAGTACTCTTGTCATCAAAAAACAAGTTCTCTCCAGGTAGCTTCCCTCTGGCATCGTCTATCATTTTTATCTCACTTGGTGCTAAACTGCCAGAATAAAGAATGTTGTTGGCCGGAATATTTGTTTTGGCAGAAAGAAGACGTGCGGTAAGCTGCTCTTTCGTCATTTCCATAGAGTAGAAAGCAACCTTTGCTCTGTTCTCAATGGCGTTTCGTGTCATGCAAAGCGCGAGTGAGGTCTTACCTTGGGAGGTTTCACCAGCTATGATAATTAAGTCAGATTTCTGTAGTCCTCCCTTCTCGTCAAATCTATCCATGCCTGTTTTTGTTCCTGTGGTAACACCTCCAACGGTAGCATTTTTTATCATTATATCGTTAAGGCTATTCATTGCATCGTTTAGTGTGAATACTCCGTCTGCCTTCTCGAAAACCCTCCCTATGCTTTCAATAGCTTCTTGATGAGCATCGGATGTCGGTATATCCTCAGATAGGCCTACCCTTGAAAGTTGCTGGCCAACAACCCATAGTTTTCTTCTCCTACCCAAATCTTGCAGTCTTATGGCATGAAATTCTGCGTGAGAAGATGATGCTACTTGAGACGAAATGTTCATCAAGTCTATTGGAGAAACGGATGATTTCTCTTTTGCTAATTCGGAGGAAACTGATATTATATCTATAGGCACACCCCGTTTTCCTATAGTGTCGATTGCTTTCCAGGAATCCTTACAGATGGGGTCGTAAAAACACTCTTCGTCAAGATATTGGCTTACGATCGTATAAGCGGTAGGGTCAGTAAGCATACTGCCAATTACATATTGTTCGGCCTTTGTGTCGTTGATTAATGGCTGGCCCTGAAATGGTGATTGTGTTAAACTCATCTGAAAGATACCTCCTCGAAACTTAAAATGTCAAACATTTCATGCATTCTATCTACGATTCTTTGGTCATTGTATTTCTGCCCAATATCAGTTGCTGTTAGGTTTGAACTGATAATGGTAGGAAGCAACAGTTCGTAGCGATAGTCCAAAAGCTCATCAAATGGTCTGTATGGCATTCCATAGGTAATAAGCTCTGTCGGCTCTGCCCCCAAGTCATCTATCAACAAGAACTTGGTATTTTTTATTATGCGAAATTCGTTCCTGTCTTCGATAATCATATTTGCCATGTCTGTAGCTTTGATGAAATGAGGATATTTGTCTCCCTCACAATAGCTGATCTTGTTGGTTTCCACCAAATAGACTAACAAATCTCTGATAGCCTTTAGCATAGTGGTTTTTCCATTTCCTATGCTACCCGGCATGAATAAACCGTAGAAGTTTGTCTCTGTTGTAAGAAAATCTCCTATCTTCGACATAGCTCCTTTAAGTTCACTTGTGAAAACAAACTGCCGTTTACGCTTCTCTACCTCTCGCTTGTAGAATGAGTATAGAAGATTCTTGGCCTCCTTGTTTTCAAGGGGTAACTCTAAACCCCTCCCGATACGCTGATGTATCTTTGTGCTCTGGAGCTTTCCATCCTGTTCTAATGTTCTTTTCATTTTCTTTTGCGCTTTTAAAGTTTTCAAAACTACCTTCGATGATTTTCACGAAGTTCTTTTCTTCGAATACGTAATCGAAATCCCTCTTCGGACCTCTTCCTGTTTTGCCAAGCAGGTAATCAGAGGATTTTACGTTATCAGAAAACGCAACTAACCCTTCTTTTCCGTGAGCCTCGTACATCGAAATGTAGGCTAATTTACGTTTATCGGTCAAACATTTTACCTCTACCAAGCCAAGTTTATTGAACCATCTAATAACACGTTGCCAATCTATCTCATATTGCTTTTCTTTTTGCTCTACGGATAGAACTGTGTTCCCCTTGAAACGCAATTCGTTCTTGCTCCAAGTGGCAAGCCGCCCCGCCAAACTAAACTTATTCTCTTTCTCGAATCTCATACGAGTATCGTCTTTGCCAGCCCCAGTCCAATAAGCAGCGAAATCATCGATTAACTTTTGCCCGTATTTTGAAACATAGGGTTTGAGTCTTTCTGTAAATTCTGTTCGTCTTTCTGAGATTGACGTGAAGAGAGAAAGCTCGGCTTTCTCTACTGCGTCAGCAGTCTCTTTTAGATTTTCTTTTTTATTTTCTTTTATGGGGGTATGGGGGGAATTTTCTTTTGTTTTTTCTTTTTGCGTTTCCTTTTGCGTTTCCTTTTGTGTACCAGTTTGCGTTTCACTTTGCGTTTCACTTTGCGTTTCACTTTGCGTTTCACTTTGCGTTTCTGTAATAAACGCATTTAGTCCAATAATCTCATACTCAGCAACTTCGCCACGCACCTTGCTTGGCTTAAAATTAATGAATCCTTTCTGCTGCAAAGAGTTTCTAACACTGCTAATTGTTTTCCTAGTGAAGTCGAGTTCTATCTCGCACTTCTTCGTCGGCAATTTGAATGGGTTTGCCCAGTTACCCAAGTCGCATTGTTTCAGCAAATAATAATACATATCTGCCTCGCAACTTGTCAGCGTGCAAACTAACCTCTTTTCCCAAAAGGATTTCAATAGCTTAGAGTAATCGACTATTTTCATAATTGGTTCAAGTCCTCATTCTTGATAAAGCAAACTCTTCCTCGATTGATACAATCAGCCAAAGAAGCAACTTCGGTTTTGTAACTTGCCGTAAACGGCTCTGTGCTGTTTGGGGTAAAGCTATGAACAAAATGAATAATCTTTAAAGCGATAGTTGTCATTCTCTCCAAAATCTTAAACTCACGATACAGCACCCCTGCTGACTTGAACTGTTTGTTCAGGCCTGTCAAGAATATTCTGTAACCCTCACTTCCTTTAATTTTTTTAAGATATTCTGTTAATTCCATATTGTGTATTATTTTTATAATTTATATTCGGCTTTCTCTTAAGGCAAAAGTACTAATTTATCTTGATATATGCAAAATAATTAAGTTAAATATTCAAAAACACCAAAATATATCCAGATATATATTTGGATATTTCGATATTTTATTGTACCTTTGCAATAAGTTTCTTCCATGTATATTTGTAAAGAATATTATATGGTGGTTTTCTCTTTAGCCTGCTGGTGAGCGGGCTTTTTTTGTGAGGTTTGTTTGGCAATTTGAAAATAATTCATTACCTTTGCAAACAAATCCCTTTAAAGTATAATCTTTATAGGATTTTAATTGGTTCAAGTCCTCGGTGTTGCGAAACACTGGGGACTTATATTTTTTACAGATTAACAGAAATACCTTTTTCATGACTCAATCTTTTTACTTCATTTGTGTAATACTTGATCATTTTCTCTAACTCGTCGTCATCCCATTTCTTGATAGAGTGGGCACGCTCTCGAAGGGTGGAAAATCGGGAAACACCAATCTTCTTTATTAGATTCTCCTGATAGTATATAAGATGGTCTGACTTCACTCTGTTACACCCGATACATTCTGCGTTGCAGTTATCTTCATCAAATCGGGTGGCCATGTTGGAACGTCCGAAGAAATGACCGCAATCAAGCTCTCGGTACGGCTTTATCTTTCCGCAGCTGATACATTGTCCCATGCCGCTTGGCATGCAGTCTCTCAGACGTATATACAATGCAAACACCTTGTCTAGTCTCTTGACCAAATCAGGCTTACTCTTCTTTCTCTTTTTGGGAGCAGAAGGAGATTTCTTCTTTTTCTTATAAAATGGAAACATATCTTTTTTATTTTAATACAACATTAGTTAATTGTGTCCCTCTGGAATACACCGCCCATTTCGTGGTTCCTGGAGGTCTGCTAATAAAGAGGTCTGCGACATTTCCAAACCGACTATAATTGCCCGACAAGTCAACTATCCACCCATCTTTGCCGTCAAATGGTCTGATTGCACGGCCTACCATCTGATAGTATAGCCCGAGAGATTTTGTCGGGCGTGCCAAAACAACGGTGTCTAGGGCTGGATAATCGAATCCAGTAGTCAATACACCAACATTGGCAACCACCTTTATCTCTCTCCTCTTAAATCCTTCAAGAATGGCTTCACGCTCCTTTTTAGGTGTTTCTCCTGTTACGATAGCCGAATTGACTCCGATGGATTGAAGCTTATCAACCAACTGCCTGGCCTCCTTTGTGAAAGCGGTAAATACAAGTACTCCCTTTCTTGGTATGCCGCTTTTAGGCTGCAGAACCTTGACTACTGTATTTGATAGCTTATCATAGAATCCGCAACGCTCATATTCTGCAAGAAGACTTCTTTCATCATAGTCTGCACCTGTGGAATTGCTTCTTACTCTTCTTAAATCCAATGCCGTCAAATCATAATAATGCAAATCTGCGAGATAACCTTTAGAAAGCAATTCTCCAATTTGGCAGCAGTAGATAACTTTTGAGAAAATCCTTGGACGTACTCTCGTAAGGAACTTCAAGATGGAACCTCCTTCTGTACGATCAAGACGGTATGGCGTGGCTGTTAATCCAACAACCTGTCTGTTCTTCGCTTCTATGAACTGCTTGTACTGCCCAGCTTTAGAGTTTACATAATGACATTCATCGATGATGATATTCTTGAAACAATCGAAGTCTGACATATGGTTCATGACACTTCCGATGGTGGCAAAGGTTATTCTGTTTATATCCTTGCATCCCACGGAAGCACTATAGCAACCGCAATCGAATATTCCATAGCTCTGTAGTTTGGCGAAGTTCTGTTGTAATATTTCTTTACTTGGCTGAAAGACTAATAGCGGCCCTTCCAGACGAGAGGCGATATCTGCTATCACCAAACTCTTTCCTGCGCCCGTAGGCAAGATAATCAGTCCATTCTTATCAGCCTTGCCAGTGAACAGTCTTACGGCTGCATCACTGGCTTGCTTTTGATAATTTCTAAGAGTGTATTCCATTACTCGCCAAATGGTAAATCATCATCGTCATCATCTGAAGACTGCTCTGATGGAACCTCTTCTTTTCCCTGCTCTACCTCTGGGAACTCCAATCCGAAGACCTCTTTCATGCTTTCACGATTCTTGACCTCATTGGCCCAAATCTCTGAGCGGTCAGGGATAGTGTAAGCCTTTGCGAGTAAGAACTTCTCGGTATTTGCATCCCAATTATATACGAGATAGTAACCTGCCAATGCAATACAGAACACGTTCTTCGACTTAAGGCGCATATCAACAGTTCCCCGACGTACTTCTGCTGCATACTTAGCTACTTCCATGAGGACAGAAGCGTAAGCCTCTTCTGCGTCCTTCTTCATCTTCTTGGCTTTTTCCAAAGCCTCCTCCAACTCCAACTTGCGGGCTGGCACCACGTTCTCTTCGAGTGTGCAATACTCCTCTCTGATGTTCTTCTTCTCGAACTCATCGAGGAAACGGGTAACCAACTCATTGTCTGGGAATGTAGCGGTGAAGTGCTTTCTGACAAATTTAAGGATATCAGCCTTGTTTTTCAAAGGCTTCTCTCCGCAAAGATTTTCCTCGGTCAAAGCAAGGAAGTCCAACTCCATTGGGAACATGTCTTTTACACCGTCCTCCAATACAAACTCAATGTTCTCTGGAACATAATTCTTCAAATCTGATTTCATAATTATAAATATTTTTCATATAATGCTATCTGTTTCTGAGCTTCAAGCAAGGCTGCTTCTTCGTTTGGCTCGGGTATATACAACCCTGCAACCATACTTGAATAGTTCCGAAACTTCTCGATAGCGTCTGTTAATTCTTTTGTGTCAAGATCAGCCGTGCTTCTCCAATAGGTTACAGGCTGTCCTCTTCTGTTAGTTCTCTGCTTAGCAAAGATTTCTCTGTTTACTATCTGCTTGAAAATGTTATACTTCACATATTCCTTATCGTAGCCGAACTCTGATGCGAAATACTGAAGGCAAACGTGCAGATAGCTGTTTTGGGCAAGGGAACGTGGACGATGCTTTTTCTTCACCTCCACGATAAAACCCTTTCCACTTTTCAAGGCATCCGTGTAAAGACCATTACAATAGTCCTTATAGTCTGCCCTGTCCTTTTCATTGTTGAGATTGAAAATCATAATTAGAATGGCAAGTCATCATTTTGACCCGACTGCTTTCCGCTGAACTCGAAACTTGGGTAGTTCTCATACACTTGTCCGAAATCCGAATGGGTGCAGTTCAGTACTACCACTCTCTTTTTGAACGGTTCTCCACCGTTCTTGCTTGGTATCTCTTCGGTATTTCCGATGAGCAATACCCTTCCTGTCATTGTATTAGCCATCTGATTCTGTTAATGGTAAATATGGTAATAATTCTCTCATTTCTACCCATTTAAGGAAGTCACGCAATAATGCGTGGTTTTTGTCTTCCATCTCTGGGTATCTGTAACAAGTAATTGCTGGCTCATAAGGAGTAAGCTTTAGACCTCTCACGTCTCCCTTGTGCTTATCCTTATCGTAGCCCTCAAAGACAAATAAGTCAAAATGGAACACATCAGCTTCAAACAACTCCAGGTAAAGCTGCCATTGGCAACTATCTATATACTCTTTGTCTGATATCGGTCCGTACTTAGTCTTGATGTCTCTTATCTCTAGTCCGTCAATCATATCGGCACATCCCGTAATAACGGCATCGCCGAAATCCTTGTATTCACGAACCTCATGAAAGGCGCCAAGGTGCTCATTCCTGTATTTCAAGGCTACCTTGCATTGTGGAATATCGAGAATCGCCTCGCCTTCATCAAAGACGAATCTTCTTCCTTTCGGAACTGGTTCAGTCTTATCTTTCTTATAATAGGTGAAATGACGAACACCTTCCGGCTCCTTGAAGCAATGGGGACTGCCAGTCTCCACTATGGAGTGAAAGGCAGTTCCTATTCTTGTGTAATCGTTGCCCTCAAACTTCTTAGTGATATTGTCTATAACGTCCTGCTCTGTAACATAAGAGTATTCGCCCGACATATATTGTCTAAAGCTTTCTAACTGGGTAACTCTAATCAAAGGCTTCATCATGCTGCATCCTCGTGCTTGACGAACTTCTTGCCTTTCTTGTCAAAGTCAATGCCTTTGGCGGCAAGCTCCTTGATCATCTGGTTCATAAACGCCTTCTGATGAATCTTATTCAGTCCGTGTGCAACCTCGATGAGAGCATTTGCATCATCTACCGTTTCTACGGCTGCAAGTTTCTTGCGAGCATCATCCACAGCTTCCTGTGCCTTGGCCTGAGCATCTGACTTATTCACGATTGCTATCTTCACCTTCTTGATGATGTCTGCCATGCAAGTGTCAAACTCCTCTGTTCCGTAAGATGGAATCCAAGTATCCTGCAGGTCTGCAACATTCTTACCAACACGATTGTCCTGTGGCTCGAACTTGATGACACGATTGCCGTTCTCCTTGCAGATGTAACCTACCTGGTCCGCAATACGGATGAGCAAGTCCTTACTCTGTCCTGTACAGTCTGGAGAATGCTTGATGTAGTCTCCCTCCTGTGTCTCCTTGTCGTGACAGATGAAGATGATGTCTGAATTGTTTGAACGGAGAATGCCGACAAACTGCTTGAACAATTCTCCCATCACACCATATCGCTTCAATGAGTTAGTTCCAAGCTTAGGGTCCTGCTGGATAGCGAAAGCATTAAGGTAATCATCAAGCATAGCCTTGGCAGTATCTACAACGATGGTCTTGCACTCACTGATCAATCCTGGTTTCCAGACCTGCTTACCGTCCTCAACAACATAAGAGCCGATAACCTCAGCATTGTAGATGTCTTCCCAACGTGATGCTGTAACAACAATGTCTGGACGCTGAACGGCACGGTCGAAGCCGCGGTCTGTATCAATAAGCAATGGACTGTCGGCTGTAGTAGCCAAAGATGTCTTTCCTGTACCTGGAGTACCATAAAGTACAATAATCACTGGACGCTCTGTAACAACGTCATTCTTTCTAATAATTGGCATAAACTAATATTTAATTGTTAAACAAATTGTTCTTATTCGCATAGGTGATAAACTCAGAGAGCTTATGTATTCCTAGTTTTACATACACAGACTTGACGTGTTGGTGTATCGTGTTTGGAGAGTTGAATAGTTCAGCTGCTGCCTCTTGCTCGCTTCGTCCCTCATAAAGCAGTTTCATCACACGCAACTCCGCAGTAGAAAGATTAGCATTAAACCTTGGCATACATACGATACCTTCATAAGGACACTCACCACGCATGGGGCACACGACCTTCTCGAAGTTGAACTTCCCATCCTTGTCAACATCAACGACATCAAAAGCTGTAGTGTCGAGTCGGCAAAAGTTGCATTTGCAAAACCGACGCATCATAAGATATTGATAGTAACTTTCGTTAGGGGCACTCTTGGCATAAATCTTCTCCAGTGCATTGTATGCTTCGGGATAGCAAGCACGAACCTTTTCCAAAATGTATTTCACCAAATCTGTATGAGACTCATCGACGATGAAATTCTTTCCATCTGAGGTCTTACACCATAGCTCATCTTCGAACATATAAAACTCTAATCCTTCCATAAATCCTCCTCGCTAATGCCTGTTAGCTTACACAGTATTTCTATATGAATGTGCTGCTGTGGCTTCACACCGTATAGAACCCAATTCCTAACTGTCTGCTCGGTAACCTTACAGAGTCTGGCTACCTCTGTAATAAAGTCATACCGAGGGGCGCTTCTCTTAGGTAATCCCTGATAATAACCTTTTAAGGTTATTTTTTGAGATTTTTCCTCAAAAGTGTTTGATGTTTTAATATTTTCCATTATCTTTGCATTATGTTTTATATCTTTATGCAAAGATACAAATATATTCCGATATATGCAAATATATCGAGCGAATTTAGTCAAATTTAACAAATATACACAAATATGTTTAAATATAAAGAATTTAGAAGAGCTCATGGGCTGTTTCAGTCTCAATTAGCAGAAATTATGGGATTATCTCAATCAAACATTTCAAGATACGAAACTGAAGGTATTGACCCTACACCGGCTCAATTCAAGAAATTATACGATAAGTTCGGTGAGGAAAATGTCAAAGCATTCGAGGTAGAACTAACACAGTTCGTTAATGCAGAGAATAGCGTAAATAATGGTTCTGGTAATCAGAATAACGGCATTCAAAGTGATACGGATTTGATTGAAATTATCAAGAAGCAGACTGAGACAATAGCAAAGCATGTTGAGAGGCAGGATGAAATCAATGCACGTCTCATGGACTTACTTGAAAAAATGGCATTGAAATGAAGTTGAATATTCCCGATCGTGCCCTGGATATAAGCAACAGGTTCTTCAAGGCACTTGATATTCTTAAAGACCAAAGAAGAATAAAAGGGCTACAGACATTTACAAAAGAGTTCGGATTGAACTACGGAAACATGAATACTCTAAAACATAATAGGGATAAGCGGACTTTCCGTGTAGAATACCTTGCTTATCTTGCTGAGAAATATGGGGTGTCATGCGAATGGCTATTGCTTGGCACCGGGCCTATGTTTACACAAAGGTATTCCAAAACCGAAGAATCTCTGAACCCTTAAAACGTTTTCCGTGAACTTTTTGCATGGTCTTTATATACCCAGCATTCACATAGGAGCGGAGGGTGTTTCTATGTATGCCCAGTAATTCACATGTCTCTGATATAGTATATCGAGCAGTTGGTCTTATGTCTGGTTGGATTGAAGTTACCATGTTAAATAGTTTAAATGTGCGATATGATAAGGTATTTCTTTATATCTTTGCACTATGTTATAAATTCAAATGCAAAGATAGATGAAAAAAACGATATATCAAAATATATGCGGGTATATTTAAATATAATTAATATTTCTGCATATTGTATTACTCGAAAAAACAGTGTGCTTGCAAATAGCTTGCAAATTAAAAATCGGGTCTCTGTAATTAATTGAAGCTAAGATAGTTATATCGAAAAGCTTCACATCTGGAAAGCGTGTATTCCCCTAAAGGGAATCGGGGGTTCGAATCCCCCTCTTTCC